TTGTCGGTAGCACTCTCACAGTAAATCCCGGCACTTGGGCCAATAACCCAACTACATTCCTGTATCGCTGGCTCCGTGGTTCTTACCTCATCCCCGGCGCGAACGCGAGCACTTATGTTCTTCAGCCCGACGACGACTTTGACAATATTACGGCGCAAGTCGCAGCGGTTAACACTGCTGGCACTTCTGCTTGGGTCAGCGCGAACGCTATTGGTCCGATTGCTTATCTCGATACAGCTGTAACCACGGCTCCTTCACTATCTGGAACAAACCTAATTGGCTCTGAAATTTCAGTCGTTCCGGGTGTTTATACCAACTTCGCCGCTGAGACGGCATGGGAATGGCAGGCCGATAACGTGAAAATCAACGACACAAGATCGCCAAAGAGATTTTATGCTCAGACCACAGCTGCGTTCGGAACGTTGCCACAGGGTCAGAACTACACCAGAGGATTTTCCACCAGCGCGTATGGCGGTTCAAACACGAACGCCTCTTCCATCTCACCTTTTACCACTGAAAGTGATTACTACTACCTGAGCGGAACCACTGCGGCGGGTCAGAATGATGGGGCTCAGCTTTATTCCGCAACTATTAAAAGTTCAAGCCCGAACTCTCAGGTCAGCGTTCGACTCTATCTCGCCCGCGTTGATAGTGCGGGTGTGGTCCAAGGCTCAGAGGTTCAAATGGTTCATGGAACGCTGGGAACCGCTGCTATTCCTGCCACGACTGGCGTCATTACAACGACTGTAACAAATGATTTTGGTCCATGGGCCGGAACTGATCTTCTGCGTCTAAGACTTGCCATGACCAACATCGGATCGGGCTCGAACAACTTCACCGTTGATCCCACGGCGGGCCAGAGCTACGTCGATGTTCCGTGGGGCGCTTATACAGGTCTTGCACTTGGTAAAAATAAATTTACGTCACGCTCTGAGCATGCCGGTAAGTCTATCACAGCTAAAGTTACTTACTCTAATTCGAGCTTTACCCACACCGTTACAACGGCTGGCATCACGCTTGAAAGCGTTGCGGCTCAAACCTCAGCCCCTGCTAACCTATCTCTACCAGCTTTGACAGCGGTTGAGTACAGAATTGGTGTGGCGCACAACATTACGCTTGGTTCGTGGAATCACCAGCCAACGACTTTCGCGATGCAGATGCAGCAAGAAGCAACACTTAATGCTGGTGATTGGGCCAATATTTCAGGTGCAACGACTTCGACCTACGTCCCTGTCACAGGTGACTTGGGCAAGAGAATTCGTGTCGCTGTAACCGCTACAAACGGTATTGGCTCTACCACGGTTTATTCCGCCCCAACCACGGTTCTTGGCCCTGCCACGTATTACGATCTTGCCGGTGGTAATGACGGCTTCGATGGCCTAACCCCTGACACGGCGAAGCAAAACCTAACCGGAACTGGTTCAATCACTTCATCGGGCTCAGCCCTGCTAAAGCGTGGCTCTTCTTGGTCCACTCAGCTAGTCGTTGGTGCGAGCAGAACGTATGATGCTTATGGCACTGGCGGACTGCCAACTATTGGTACGAACGTTACTTTCGGTATCGACCAATACACCGATGGTACTCAAGGCCTAAGCAATATCACTATTAGAAACCTGAACATTGCTGGAAATCAGCGCGGGCTTCAGCAGCGTCAAGGTAGCAATTGGTTAATTGAAGACTGCTTGTTCGATCCTTGCGGCTACGTGGCAAAGAATGAAAACTCACAAGGCCTGTTCTTCCAGAACGGTAACGATATTACGCTGAGACGCGTAACGCTCGATAGAGTTTGGTCCGATGGTATTTACTTAGATAATACTGATCGCGTCATTCTAGATACGGTCAACACCAAGCCGGTTTATGCCGCTGAAGGTGACGCGGTTCAGCTTCGTGAAGATCGATTCACGACTAAGAACCGTGGCTTCATCGCTCGTAACTGCTTCCTCGACATGGCCAGCGTCAAAACTTCTTCAGGTAAAGGCTGCCTTGTCACGAATATGGCGAGCTATGTCTACAGCCATGACAACAAAATGGACGGAAATAACTTCGTTAAGGGTACGGACGAAGGCGACTTCCAAGTATTCTGCCGTAACGCCTGCACCCATGCCAAAATGAATAGCTATTCGTTTGGTTATGGCATTGGTGGGTATGACAACCAAGGCGGCTCAATGAGCCACGAAATTTACGACAATACTTGGTACGACATTAATCGTGCCCACTCGTATTCTGGTATTTCGGTTTCTGGTTTCACTGGCAAGCCTTATCGTGCCGATATTGCGGTTCATGATGAATTGATTTGGAAGTGCGCCAACGGCATCAGCATTGATAGACCTACTTCAGGTATTTTCCGTGGCATCGTGTTCCACAACGTAACAACTACGTTACGCCGTACCGACACTAATGTCCCAACGGCTGGAACGATGCAGAGCTTTACTTGGTCCGATCACTTCATCTATAAGGGTGTAGTTGTTGCTCCTCCTCCAATCATTACACGTGCCGTTGTTACTGGAACGCGTGCCGTGGGTCAAACCCTTGATGCGACAGATACTGATTTTGACACGTCCGTAATTCTTGCTCAATTTCCTAACGCAACGATTACACGTTCTTATCAGTGGCGTCGTCATCGCCCCGTAGTTCAATTGGCGAACTGGAGCGAGCATTTGGGCTATGACTGCCGTTGGATCGAAGGTGAAACAAACCCAAGCTACACTGTCAAGACTGAAGATATGGGTTGCCTCATCAGCCGCGTTGATAGAATTCATATCGTAGTTACGGATGGCACAGTTACTAACTTGGCCTATGACGCGACTTATGCCACATCGACTCCTATCGCTAGAACTGGCGAACTAGCCGTTCCAATGCCTACTCTATTGGTAACGGGAACTCTATCCGTTGCCAACACTGCGCTAGACGCCGTCGTTATTGATCAGCCTGCATTGTTAAACAACGAAACTCGCGTTTTACTTAACTCAGCTACCGCACCTACGGCCTATACCGGTGGAGCTATTTACGTAAACTCTAACGGTGATGTGGCACGTGCCGCTGGCGCGGTAACGAACGGCACTACGGTTGGATGTATCCTACGTCAAACTCGTGGCATTGATATTAAAGATTACTTTATCTCAATTCCTGTCACGGCTTAATTTCTTAGAGAGTAATAAATAAAATGCCGATTTCAAGATTTAAAAAGAGAAATGTCGCTGTTGCTAATCTTAGCACCAGTGGCATTGTCAGACCTAAGCCGATTAATCATCAGCTAATCGCAAGCTTTACCTCTGTTCCTAACGGCGCTCCGGTCCAGATGACTAGCTCCTATACCGCGAACCAAGGCAGGAACGGCCACGACATTGGTAATGCCAATTGCTCCCGCGTTAAAATTTTAGACGCACAGTTTCGTATCACGCCCGGTTCTGGATTAGAAGCGGCATCGCCAGCCGCGACCAGCACATGGCAAAGATCAGTTGAACTAGGTTCAACCACGATTCGTGTAAATTATGGCGGCAGCACATCAGCCACGTTAGACACTGGTGGAATGCTAGTAAGCGATGAAATCACTGGTCTAACTTTTCCTAAAAACACAAGAATTTATACCAGATTTTATCGAACCGTACCACTCGATACAGACTCCTTAAGCGTCATTACCTTAAACGGCCCGTCGAGCCAAGGTTTTAGAACGGTTTCCGGTAACCAATTAATGAGCAATGGCTCGCTAAATAACAGCGGTACGGGAAGCGGACCAGCTGTATGGCCAATGATGATTCTCGGCATTCCAGATGCTCCATTAGCCAGCGTTGTTATTGTAGGTGATAGTATTGCTACTTACCTTAATGATACAAACACTTCAACGACTCAGGGATTTCTAACACGTGCGTTCCAAAACGTCAATGGCCTTATTGTGCCTTGGCATAAACAAACCATTGACGCTAATTCACTTAACAACCAAGAAATTGCCGATGCGCCGTTGCAGAAGCAAGTTTGGAAATACGCAACTGATATTCTGATTCAGCTAGGCACGAACGATATCGCGTCCGGTGCTTCACTTGCAACGATGCAAGCCCGTTTCACTGATATTGCTGGTTATGGTCGCACCCTGACAGGACCTTACGGTTTCCGCCCTCGCATCCATGCCACGGCAATCATTCCTCGTGGTACTTTCAGTGGGGCTCAGAACACGATCAGAACTGATTACAATACTTGGCTTGCGGCTGGCGCTGATGGCTTAGTAGATCAATATTACGACACGAACGCCGCAGCTGGTGATTATACCACGTACCCAAGCGATCAGATTCACCCCGGCTCATCGGTACATGCTGATATGGCTGCTGTTGTAGCAGCTGGTTTCGTACCGTACCTTGATCCTTATTACAAATTTGTTTAATCTTTAAAAAGTGAGACTATATCATGGCAGCATTAACAGCAGACTTCACCCTCGCTAACAGCGCGTGGACCCAAGTATCAACATCGAAAGCTACAGTCGTTATCACGAATACTTCGACCATTCCGCTACGTTACGCCGTAGCAGCAGCTGATACTGATCTAGCCAACGTGACGGGGCACCAGATTAATCGTAACGAGACAGTCAAACTAAACGATCTAGGCTCTAATAACGTATTTATTAAATCTGATAATACAGGCGGCGGCGCTAAAGCTGCTGTTAGTGCGTATTAAAATTTTGACATAAGTATTTAAAACTTGACTTTTTTAAAAAATAGTGTTATAGTTTCTGCTATAACACTATTTTTATATTTGGGATATTAATTAATGGCCGACAGTGCTACAGAGATTCAAGCAAAAATTGACAAGCTAAGCGTCAACATGACGCGCCTTGATAACATTGTCAACGGAAGTTCTTCTCAAGATATCGGGATTGATACTGGCTCGGTCCCAAGCATTTCAAAATTTTATGCTCAGATCGGCACGACGGCTGGTGGTTTCGTCACCATGGCACAAGCCGCTGCAACGTCTGCTTCAGGTTTCAGCGATAAAGCTGCGTTATGGGCCGAAAGTCCTAACGAAGTAGAGCCGGGTAAACGTTCCGCCAAATATTGGGCCGGTGTTGCGACTGGTGCTGTTGCTGGTGTTTCCTCTTTCAACGGCAGATCAGGCAACGTCAATCCTACTTCAGGTGACTATACCACAACGTTGGTGACTCGCGGCGCGGGCACATTAGAAGCCTCACTCGTAACTATTGAATCTAATATAACTGCGAATGGAACCACGGCGAGTGCTAACGCTGTAGGCCTTGACGTGGCAAATAAAAATATCTCTATCCTCGCCCTCGATATGGCTGATATTAAAGGCATTCGAAACGGTATGGCAGGCGGAATCGCTGACCCTTATGATTCTGAAGATGGAATTAATATTGGCACAGTATATAACGGAATTGATGCAGACACAATTACTTGCCTACATTTTGATGAAACAAATGCAAAGAAAGTAGCAATTGATTCTGGCTTCGGCCCGCTAACATCTAAACCAAGATGGGACGTGTATGGAAATGCCGCTATTACCACGGCTCAGTCAAAATTTGGAGGTTCCTGCCTTAGCATGGCGGGAGGCGCACTAGTAAACCCATATCAATATTTGAAATATGGATTTGGCACTGGAGATTTCACGATTGACGCTTGGGTAAGACGACCCGCTGTAAATGTTTCAGATTATATCTACGATTCACGACCTGATTCGTCTCCGGGTTCTATTAACTCTGTTTTCTATATTACGACGACAAATGTTCTTTCGTATTATTCCACAGGTGCTACTAGAATTACCGGTACAAACCTCATCGTGGCGAATACTTGGTATCACGTGGCCCTTGTAAGAAGTTCAGGTGTAACTAAAATATACCTAAACGGTGTTCAAGAAGGTTCTGCATTCACGGATGGCACTAGCATATCAGCGTATGCAAATCGTCCTATCATAGGTGCTGCCTATAATCTAAGTGGATCAAATCTCTTCTTGGATGAGTATAGAATTAGCTCTTCGGCGCGTTGGACCGCTAATTTCACACCGCCTAACGCCCCATATGCCTTAGCATCTGGAACTAGCACTACAAATCAAGTTTACGATTTCACTAATGATAATTATTACCCCACCAGTGCTGGGACAACCGCCTTGTCAGTAAAAACTTCTACGGAATCTACAGCTTCGTCAAGCTATGCTCTTAGAACTGTACTTGACTCTACCGCGCTTTCAACTGGAGGAACTTCTTTCAGAATCCGCCTAACTGGAGGTTCTGGTACATCAATTATAAACAATACGTTTCTTGGAAGGAAAGCGTCTTCAGGTAGCGCTTGGCACATGGATACTGTTAGCACTACCCCTGTTCGAGTCACGTATAACGGCGGCAGTAACAATATCACAATATCTCCCAACACAGAAATATGGAGTGATTGGATCAATTTTGACATAGGCACCGTTGGCAACGATCTCGTAGTTGCATTTGATATTCCAACAAATACTACTATATGTTCAGCGATAGATGTAGGCCAAAGCTACTCAAACTACTTTAAAGCGAGCGCGGCTGAGGCATCAATTGCTGCACCAACAGGCTACACCGCCGCTTCACAGGCAGCTAGATATTATATCACTGGTATGGAAGTCAGAACAAATTCTGTTACTTACAGCAATATGACTTTGGAATCTGTTCCTGTCACAGCGCTCGCCGTTCCAACCACGTCACGTCTCTCTATTCAAGTCACAGGCAGCGCTACATTAGTGGCTAACACTGACATCATTGGCGAAGTATCGCGCGACGGTGGCACGACATGGACCGCTGTCACATTGGTATTGACAGAAAATTATAGCGGCATTAGGCAGTACGAGGGCACGGCAAGCATTTCGTCTCAGCCTTCAGGCACCTCAATGAAATACCGTGTCAGAATATTAAACGACAAAAATGCGCTTATTTCAGGCGCGGTACAACAGTGGAGTTAAGACATGGCACCTAGATTATGGGGAAATGCTGTAACAGAAGATTTCGTGCCAACGGAAATTAGTGATCGCCAATTCTTTCAGGAACTGGCTATCATGGGCCTAATCACTAAAGAAGCAGCCCTTGGGGCCGTTATGACTGGCACACTACCGGCGCAGTTCGTTAATTTCATTGCGGCTCTTCCTGAAGATGAACAGTTCGATGCTAATATGCAATTGTGCGGCGCAACGGTTTTTAAACGGAATAATAAATTCGTAAGTGTTTTCGGGATGCTGCAAGGCATGACGGAAGCTGATCTAGACGCGTTATGGAAAAGAGCATCACAGCTTTAATTTTTGCTTGACTTTTCTAAATCACTATGTTACAAAGGCTCCATAATTAAATTTGTGGAGCTTTTCATTTAATGACTGATGTTAAATATAGACCGAAAAATTCGGAAGTCACTGCGCTTCAATTGAATTTAAATAATTTAGGGAAAATCCTAGATAATATTCAAAAAAGAACTAATGATAGAGTTATCTTCAACGTAAGCCTGAATGAAGATGGCGTACTTTTTGTCAGTGCGGGAGATTACTATATAGATATATCTGAGGGTGAATATGTCGTTTTTGACGATAAGGATTATGATTTCCTGAGCGTAGAGCAGTTCAACGAAGTTTTCGAGCCTGTACCGATTGCGGTAGTGCCTGTAAAATATGATCCTGTATTAAATCCATATATCCCAAAGTCATGGCCCACTGACAGTGATGACCTTACAAAGTGGAACAGAGTTCTTGACTAATTATTTCATTACGGCTTATGTCACGTCGTGGGACGCTCCGTCTCAGTTCCTAGTTAAAAATTTAGATGGGTTTCGTCACAAAGTGATTGACATTGACGAAAACCCTGATATAGCTGATCAGCAGAAAATCAAAGCAACGCCGACGATTCAAATCTATAACGAGGCTGGAGAACTGGTCGCGACTAAGATCGGCGCTGTTACCAAATCAATCATCGAAGAATGGATTAAAGACTATGCCTAAGTACATTGTAATGAATAAGCCGCCTGAGTTTGAATGCTTCCTCATGACGGAAGAAAATAAGAGTGAGGTAAGGCTTTGGCTCTTGGAGCGTTACAAGGATAAAAATGTAAACATCGATATCCACTCTAATGGACTTTATTTTTATAAAAACGTTTCTGAAGAAGAAGTTTCGGAACGCTCCGACATTGTTGTAGGGTCGTATATTATTTGGCATAACATTGCACATACTGTTTATACTCAGGAAGAGTTTGCACGATTGTATCTAGTCACATCTGAGGTTGTTTGATGTTTAAATCTTACACCAAAGTAGCTGACAATGTCAAAGCTACTCAATTCAATTACACCAACGCGCTTTCACTTATTGAGTACCTGTTTCAACAATATAACTGCGCAGATTTTCTTTTAAATTTCGATAAAGAGCGTTCCGGTTTCCGTCTAGACTTTAATCATGATCGCCACGGCACATACGGACTGACGATTGAGTCTTACACAGTTCATGTCAATGATTATGTAATTTTTAATGACGACGGCACATTTAATATCATGGGAAATAAAGAATTTAATAAAAATTACAAAATTAACTCTTGACATTTTGAAAAACCTGTGTTATAGTTTACGCATTAAATGAAATAAAAAAATTCTGCGGGTTGGACTGGAGGCGGTTCCAGCATGGTCTCATAAGCCAATCACGTCAGTTCGATTCTGACACCCGCAACCAAAACATAGAGTGTGAAATGAATCTTTATATTAATTCAATTCCGGCTGATCCAGATGAAGCCAAAAGCTTTAACGTTATTCTAGACGGTAAGAGAGTTAATGTAAGGGACGTAAATATCGAAAGAGAATATGTAGATGGGGATGATGGTTATCCGTACCCGACCGGAAGAACCATCATTCACCTGAAATTTTATGGAGAGGTGACTCGTGGTAACGACTAAAGAAATTATTAATCTTGATGGCACTAAGTACGTCGCTGTTTTTATTAATGGCGTAGAAGTTAGACCAGCCTCAAGTAAATCTCAAGCAAGCAAGTAAATCTGGCACGGTTCCGGCACTACTGGAACAATCCTAGACATGCGGATGGTTGTAAACCGTTGACACAAACCAAATCAACCACAATAATGGCACCTCCAAAATTAGCGGCCCAAAGTCGTCATATATCAGGATCAAAGGTGCTGTTTCTGAGCTTCACCTTCGGCACGTCAGTTATCGCGAAGAAAGTCTGGAAACTTTCGGGGGTCTGGTAAACGGTGTCAGCGAATTGGACGCAATTTGCGGCGAAGGTCATCCTAGGTCTTGCAGAAAGCTAGAGGGTGAAGGCTCAGAAACAAAAAGTTTTGAAGGGTGATGTCGCGTACTGTCCGCCTCACTTAAATAAGGTTAGTCATAAACCTGCCTTCAGAAACAGTTTGTCAGTGTAGCTCAGTTGGTTAGAGCACTTCCCTGATAAGGAAGAGGTCATTTGTTCAAGTCAAGTCACTGATACCAAGTTCACCATAGCTATAAGCCGGTACGTTGTACGATGTGCCAAATCATAGCGATAAGGGCTGTTGAGGGAATGATCGGCGTACACCGAACTAGATAAAACGACATTAGGTGAGTAATGGGGAAGCTCTTCGTAAAAGCCTTTTGGAATTGTGGACCGTCCCGCTCTACTCTGTAAACACCTTTCTTTACAGATAGTTTAAGTGCCCTTGGTGATTTAATTGCATGGGAAGCAATACAGTCTTTCTCCAATTTATATTGGGAGAAGATCAGTGGAGGAGAAAACTAGAACATTACAAGGATTAACATGTTCAATTTTCTCAATAAGTGGAAGAAGCAGCGTCAAACGGTTCGTGAGCTAGAGCGTTTGACAAATAGGGAACTTGCCGATCTTGGTATCTCACGATGTGATATCAGGGAAATTGCTAGGCAGAATTCTATTCTGTAATGAATGAGAAGGCGGCTAGGCGTCTTTAGAATGAAGTTACAGGTACGCCGGTAACTCGTTCGTCCTAGCACATTCTTTTATTGGGAGGCACCGGGATGCAAACCTGATCTTTAACTCACTGCATCTGAGTTGATTTTATTAGGTACTGGTGCCCCACAATAAAAGAATACGGAGTGTAGCGCAGTCTGGTAGCGCGTACCGTTTGGGGCGGTAAGGTCATCAGTTCGATCCTGATCACTCCGACCATAATTTTGGAAATGATAATGTTTTGTGATTATTGCTCAAAAAATTTTGAACCAAATAGAAAAGGCTCAGGTGGAACAAACAGAAAATTTTGTTTTGATTGTATGCCCGAAGGACTTTCTAAACAAGAACGAAAAAACTTACGGCACCATTTGTATTCACAAAGGATGCGCAATCATAAAATAAACATTGGTTGTCAAGAATGTGGGTATGACAAAATAGGAGCCGCATTGGAGTGGCACCATCCTGATCCTAATAAAGAAATGAACGCTTCCGACGCGGTCAAACTTTCATGGGAAACTTACTTGAACGAAGCAGAAAAATGTATACTACTTTGTTGTAGGTGTCACATGGAAAAACATTTTTCTTGAGTTGATATTATCATCACCAACTGAATTTATGACTTGGGTGTAGCTCAGCGGGACAGAGCATCCTCGACCATTCAAGAGGAAGGTCGCAGGTTCAAATCCTTGCCACTCAGACCAATTGGCATTATCGATAGGCCTGTAGTTAAAAGGGACAATCGACAACGGGGTGCGAAGCCTCGACCAAAGGGATTATAGCTCAATGGTAGAGCAGGGAATTCTAAACTCTTTTACCTCGGTTCGATTCCGGGTAATCCCACCAAACTACCCATATAAAGGATTTAAAAATGGGCGATAACACGTAGCTTGAAAAAACATTAATACTTTCCATTAGAGGGCCACCTTAAATCGTCAAATAATCACTTGACAATGGCAATCAAATAATCTAATGGAGAATACAAATGAGTATCGAACTTAAAGTTAAATCTAAGCACCTCACTGAAGAAGCAAAAATTATCCGTTTCGAAGAGAGGAAACAAAAAGCAAAAAATAAGCCCGCGTTCTGGTCCCTGAGACAACATAGGACATGGGACGTTAGGAACGAAAATCGAGCCACATTCTTAGCTCGTGCGTTTCTAGATGGCAGGGCTTACAAGTCCGTAGAGGTAAAAATCCACAGCAGCAATAAGCTAGTGGTTGTTATTGTGCCTCGCGTACTCGCCATGGTTAATAAGTACGGTGATAAGCAAATCACTAGGGAAGACATTTTTAAGTGGATCGACGCGTAAGCGTCTTTCCTATGCTGGATTGGCTGAGCGGTCGAAAGCGCTTCTCTTGTAAGGAAGAATCCCACGTCGCAGGTTCGAATCCTGTGTCCAGCACCATTCCAGAACAGGATCAAGTAGTTTGATCGTTGCAACCCTGTTTCGAGGGCCTACGGGTGTCTCACTTGAAACGATCCGTCCAACCACTGGAACATCTGTAGCAACGAAATAGCTACGACGGAGGGGTAGTAACCGTCACAGAATTTGCTGGTGTGGTCTAGATGGATGGGCCTCAGTTTTCCAAACTGAAGAGGATGGCTCGATACCATTCACCCGCTCCAAAATTTAAGTTTGAAGCGAGTCTCATTAATGAACTACGCCTATAGAAAACGGTTCGCTTGGTCACCTGTGAAGGCTTATCAGGGTGATGGTATTACTCGAAAAGTTTGGCTATGCTTCGTCATGGCTTACGATACGAATGGGAAAACATATTACTTTTCCATAGAATATTATCGAAAATTAATCTCGGAACAGTAACTCAGTCTGGTAGAGTGTCTGATTGAAGCTCAGAAGGTCAGTGGTTCGATTCCATTCTGTTCCACCATTTGCGGCGATAGTTTATGCGGTAAAACGTCGGTCTCCAAAACCGAGAAACCGGATTCGAGTTCCGAGCGTCGTGCCAATTAAAAATTAGAAATTAAAAAGGATAAAGTATTTTGGAAGATGTAAGTGTTACACTACGTGAAGGCGAAACAGCCACGGTATCTACCACTGTTGTAGCTGAGACTAAGAAGAGCGAAGGATACAAGGTCCATCCTCTGGATCAACTCGTAGAAGGCCGCGTCACAGTTTTTAGGAACGAAGAAGGTAAAGCTGTTAGGGCATATCAGGCCTATGTCAAGCCTCGCCACGAGCGTTACGCGCCGGTAGTTAATCTCGGTAAGGCTTATCCTTTTGGTTCGAAGCGTCAGGGCTTTAACGTTGAAGTTCTAGAGGAAATCTAATGCAGTATTGGGGAAAACACCTAATTATTGATGCGCGGGCCGGGTCTATCCCTGCCGTAACGTCTAAAGAACACATCGCTAAGTTCGTTGATGAGCTAGTGGTAAAGATTGACATGGTTAAATACGGCCCGCTCTGGATCGAGCGTTTCGCCACTCACGATCCGGTCAAGGCAGGCATTTCATTTATTCAAATGATCGAAACGTCAAATATTACTGGTCACTTTGTCGATCATGACGGTGATTTCTATCTTGACATTTTCAGCTGTAAAGACTATGATGAAAATGAAGTAATTAATCTCGTTAGAGAATATTTTGAGCCGCAGGATATTGGCGCAGAAGTTTTCCTCAGAGATGCGAAAAAGATTACACATATTTAATTAATGCACGCCTATGCCGCATCGCTACGAACGATGACTAAGCTAACTGGAACGAGAATGGGGGTTCGAGTCCCTCGGCGTGCTCCATAATGGAAGGGTGTCAGAGTCTGGCCGATTGAGTCGGTCTTGAAAACCGAAGGACCCGAGAGGGTTCCGTGGGTTCGAATCCCACCCCTTCCGCCATAACTAACTCGACAAAGGACTTATAATGCAAGTAGAAATTTTGATTGACCGTTCCGGTTCGATGCAGTCTCGTTGGGATGAAACTATCGGCGCTGTAAATGCTTATGTCACAGCTTTGAAAGAAGCTAAGACTAAGGCTTCAGTATCTGTAACAGTTTTTGATAATCAAGAACCGTTTAAGGTTATTAGAAAAGACGTAAAGCTTAAGGATTGGAATCCGATTTCAGCCACAGAAGTATTGCCACGTGGTATGACGCCATTGTTCGATGCGATTGGCGCGCTGAATCAGCTTCTAACACTTAAGGCTCCTAAGAAGGCTTCAATCATTATCGTTACTGACGGCCTTGAAAATGCGAGCCGCGAATTTGATAAGAATGGCACGAAAACAATTCTTGATAACTTCAAAACAACTGGTTACGACGTTGTATTCATCGGCGCTGATTTTGATGCATTCGGCCAGAGCAGCGGGCTAGGTGTTCTAACCGGCTCAACTCTTAACATGACCAAAGGTAATTACGAGCAGGCATTTAAATCTGTTGCAAACCGCAGTATGTATTATGAGCAGTGGGGCTCTGATGCCAATTTAGGTTTCAGTGACGAAGATCGTGCCATGGCGACAGGTAAGACTAGCATTTAATTCGACTAGGAGGCAGAAGGGTTATGCAACGGCCTGCAAAGCCGTCACGTGCCAGTTCGAGACTGGCCCTAGTCTCCAAATTTGGAAGGTTGGGTGAGAGGCCTAAACCGCTTCTTTGCTAAAGAAGTGTCCCTGAAAAGGGACCGCGAGTTCGAATCTTCGCACCTTCCGCCAATTTTAAAAATTAATTTATAGTATATGTTTAATTGTAATTTATGTGATAAACAGTTTAGAACTACACAAGCTTTAAATGGCCATAAAAGAATTCACGGCCCTAGTAAAGGTAAATCTCCCCACTCAGGCATGATTGTGAGTTAATGTCGTTCTCTGACAATAACAGAAAGAAGACTAAGAGTTCACTTTCCTATCAAGAGTTAGTTAAATTGGTTGACAAATACGAATCTTCGTGTTAATATGAAAAAATAATGGGGAGTACCCGAGCGGTAGCAGGGGATGGACTGTTAATCCATTGGCGAAAGCCCGTCGCCGGTTCGAATCCGGCCTCCCCAGCCAATTTTAGGAGATTGTCATGGTCAAAGTTAAATTGTTTATGTATATCGATAGACACTTGGATGATTATGACTGCGAGCAAATACTAACTCAAGGAATCTCAGATTGGGAAGAAATTTCTGAAGAGGATTTTGAATTTATAAGACAAAATCTTCATGTGCTGCAAAGAGTTAATAACCATACTCAGCAGTATATTCTGGTACGCGAGCCTGAAGGTGGAGCGCTCCAAGCAATTAAGTCCATCAAAGATGAAGTAGCTAGAGCGGTTAAAGCGGAACTAGAACGGAAAGCCGAAGCCAAGCGAAAGCAAGCCGAATCGGCAGAAAAGAAAGCCGCTAAGGCTAAAGCCAAAGAGATTGAGCAGTTGAAGAAACTACTGGAAAAGCATCCAGACGCTATTTAAAGATAAGGACGTATTGGGCATTGGCAGGCCCGCCGGATTGTAGCTCCGGTCCTTAAGGCTTGGTGGTTCAACTCCATCTACGTCCACCAAATTTAGGAAATGTTATGGGACTTTTCGCGTTACCAGACGGCGATCATTATCGAGACGATATTCAGTGTGCGATTTGGAACCTTAAAATCTTCCTTGAGCACGACAAAGACGATAGTCACCCCGAATATTTATTAGATTTTGCCGAAGCAGGGATTGAAAAAGCTAAAAAGAAATTGGAAGCAATAGAAAATGTTTAAAGTATTTGTAATTCTCTTCCTCACCTTTAGTGTAACGGCTTGCGCATCTTATCAACCTCCCGGCGCGGGTCTTTCCAATATACTTGAGCGCTATAAGTAAGTAATAATCAGGATTCGTCTAATGGTAAGGCGCGAGTTTTTGGTACTCGTTATGGTGGTTCGAATCCATCATCCTGAACCAACAGCCGTCTTTAGCTCAATTGGTTAGAGCGCGCGATTGTGGATCGCGATATCCTTGTTCAATCCAAGGAAGACGGTCCAAAGATTATAAAATTTAACACGCTCCTTTCGCCAAGCGGTTAAGGCATCTGGTTTACATCCAGACATTCGGTGGTTCAAATCCATCAGGGAGTACGCGGGTATGGTGTAATTTGGTAGCCACGCAAGTTTTAGAAACTTGTGCCTTGTGCGTGGGGGTTCGAGTCCCTCTACCCGCACCAATTAAATAAATTAAATAAAAAAAAATAAAATGCCAAGATATAAATATTCCGACGAAGATATAACAAAGTTAGTAGCAGAGTGTGATACTGTATCAGATGTCCTCAGAAAACTAGGAATGAGAATGGCTGGCGGCTCGCACGCCCATATAAGTAGAAGAATAAAGAATCTAGGATTAGATACTTCACATTTTTTGAATGGCAAGAATTATAGTACAGGTAAAAAGTTTCCAAACAAACAAAAAAATCTATCCGAAATCTTGATATTTGATGAAAATATATCAACCAGAGTAGCTACAAAATTCCTAAAAAGAGGACTTCTGGAATCTGGTATTGAATATAAGTGTTCCGAATGTGATATATCGGACTGGTGCGGGCACCCGATAACTTTGCACGTAGATCATATAGACGGTAATTGGAAAAATAACGAAATAAAAAATCTAAGATTTTTATGTCCAAATTGCCACTCACAAACTGGAACATTCGGATCTAAAAATAAAACTAAGGATTAATTTGTACTTTTTTAATTTTTTCTCTTGACTTTTTAATTTTTATATGATATAGTCAATGTAATAAATTAATAAAAAGATTAATACATTGGCAATTAACGATAAAAATCTACAGGTTGTTACCGCAGTCGGTCAGGAAAGTGTTCAGGTCCATCCTGAATATAATTACTGGCGCTATTCGTGGGAAACTATGAGAGACACCCTCCTTGGCGAAATTGCGGTCAAGGCTAAAGGGACTCAGTATCTCCCGCGCATGGATGCTCAGGACCCTAACGAATATTCTGCGTTCCTAGATCGTGCATATTTTTATAATATGACACAGCGCACGTCCAACGGCCTAGTCGGCACAATCTTCAGACGTGAACCTAAAGTAAAAAACCTCCCCAAACAATTTGAAAAGTCGATCAAGACCATTTCCAAAGATGGAAGCTCGCTAAACACGTTTATCCGTGACACAGCGAATCAAATCTTTGACGTTGGTCGTGTCGGCGTATTGCTGGATATGGATAAAGCAGGAGATGGCACGCCATTTCTCGTCAATTATATCGCTGAGAACATTCTTGACTGGTCCGTGGTTGAGAAGAATGGCCGCTACGTCCTCAAGGAAGTCCTGCTACGTGAGATTGAAGAAGACAGAGAAACTACAGCGGCTCAACTCAGAACCACCTCACTGCGCTACAAGGCCGTGTACCGTAAGCTTCGTCTCGATGATGACGGTGTCTATCGTCAGTATGTGTATCGCACCAAGTTCTTTAATCTAGCTCTTGTCACAAACGAAGAGCCTGAAGTGATTGAGCCCAAGCGCCTAGGCGTTCCATTTGATTTTATTCCTTTCATGTTTTTTGGAACATTATCAAATAACCCACAGGTCGAGAAGCCCCCTCTATTAGACATCGGACTAATGAACCTAAGTCATTATCGTTCCGTGGCTCAATTAGAGCATGGCCGCTTCTACACCGCTATTCCAATTTATCACGTCCAAGTTAAGAATTCAAATGATAAGGGTGGCGATTATGTCGTTGGCCCTAACGTCGTTTGGGAATACGAAGGTGATAAGGCTCCCGGCATTGCTGAATATAATGGTCAAGGCCTGATCTTCTTGGAACGCGCCTTGGAAGAGAAGGAAGCCAACATCTCTGCCATGGGTGGCAGAATGCTTGGCACTAAGTCTACCGCTGTCGCGGAATCAGACAACCTAGTTAAAGTAAAAGAGAAGAATGAAATGTCTCTTCTCCTAAACGTTGTCACCGTGCTCAACGAAGGATTCACCAGACTTCTTTCTTGGTGGATGTACTGGCAGAACGAAGACCTAGATAAGCTCGAAACTGCCGTTGAAGTTAATAAAGATTTCCTATTCGCACAGATCGATGCTCGTGAATTCAGAGCTTTCACAATGATGTACCAAGACGGCATCATTCCTATCGATGTGCTTTTCGATATTCTTCAAAAAACCGATATCATTCCAGACGGCCTAACTCTGGATGAATTTAAAAACATGCTTGAAAATCCAGACCAGTTCCCGAACGATCCAGATTTCGAAGCACGCAAAGAAGGTTACCCCGACGCCAAGACCAAGGTCGAAGTCGAGGAGAACGCCAAGGATCGTAGCGCGGCTACGTCACAGCTTCAGATGACGCAGAGTTTTACGGCACAACAAAATAAATTAAATAAGAATAATACAAATGCCCAAAAAACTAAGCAAATTTGATCCTGACTTCGATGACGTAGATGACATCGAGTCTCTCCTCAAAGAATTTGAATTATCAATGCCAGATGAAGACGATGCCTTTTTTGGTATTGAACTTGAAAGTTTAGAAGAATATTTAGAAAAAGTCAAAGTAAAAACAAATAAAAAATGGACTAAATAATTTTTCCTTGACTTTTTTAAATTTTTAGTATATAATGAGAAACATAAAATGAAACAAACCGGTTTAGCTGAAGTACAAACTGATCCCGTTACGCAAGAGTCCTACATCGTGGTGCGAGTTGGACCTTTTAAAGATCGTAGAGCGGCGCAGCGTAAGTTAACTGAACTAGTGAATGAGCCCGACAACGCGTAACTAAGTTTCAAATTACGCAAGACTAAAAATCTACGTTCAAGGTGAATGTAGTAAGAGTTGCAGAGCGACCTTTTATTTTAAAAACTTTATAAAAATACATCGGAGATGTAAAATGCCAGAATTTCTTTTTGACGTACTTGAGCAAGTTCCTGAAGAACTTCATACGGAAGCAAAGAAGCGTGACGACGGTAAGTATGTTCTTAACCTAGTGCCAAAGACGAAAGTCGATGAGTTTAGAGAAAAGAACATTGATCTTGCGAAAGCAAATGAAACAGCCGCTGCTCAGCTTGCCAAACTTTCTAAAGTAGTCGGAGAAGACCCTGATAAGTTTGTTTCAGAACTACAAGAGCTTCGTAAGACAAAGCAGCGTGTAGATGATGGTACACTTTCTGAATCAGGCAAGATCGAAGAAGTTCTAGCCGAACGTACTAAGAAGATGCGTGAAACCCATGAAGAAGAACTTCGTCGCCTAGCGAGTGAAGGTTCGACATGGAAGAACCAGTACGAAACCGTAACAGATCAGCTTAAGGGCGTCCAGATCGATAATTTCATTCGATCAGCCATTCACGATCCTAAATCCGGTGCTCGTGCAGAAGCAGAATCGCACATCCTTCTTGAAGCACGTAAAGTATTTAAAATAGATGGTGAAAAGATCATTCCGAAGAATGGCGACTCCACAATTTACGGATCAGACGGTGCAACGCCTATGTCTCCGGTCGAGTGGATGAAGACACTTCAGAAACAGATGCCTTACCTCTTTAAGGAATCCAACGGCGGCGGTGCTAACGGCGGTAATATGTCCGGTTACGGAATGACTAAAGAAGAACTTAATAAACTTTCTCCGATGCAACGCCTTGAGCTAGCAAACAAGAAAGCCGGTCTTAAGTAATTTTTTATACTCCTTGCTGGGTAAAAACAAACTCCTCGTAACGGCTGTGTACGGGGAAAATCTTTAGGGAAGTTCCCCAAGTTTTAAAAAACTACAGCCCAAGAAACTGAATTTTTAAAAAAATAACAAACGGCCTACAAGGAGAATTCCCATGGCACTTACGCTTCTAGAAGCTAATAAAATGAATGATGGCGACGTTAAGCGTTCAGCTATCGTTGAAATGTTCGCAATGAACGCCGATCTACTTCGCGTTCTTCCTTTCGAAAACATTCCGGGTGGTTCATACACATACACTGAAGAGCATGCTCTTCCGGGTGTTGGTTTCCGTGGCGTTAATGCTGCTTACACCGAATCAACTGGTATTCTAAACCAGCGCACCGAAGCTCTTCGTATTGCTGGTGGCGATCTTGATGTTGATAAGTTCCTTATCGCAACTCGTGGCCAAGAAGTTCGTTCTGAACAGGAAGCAATGAAAGTTAAGGCTCTTTCACTCTCAATCATGAACAAGATGATTAACGGTGACTCTGAACTTAACTCTGAACTAGAATTCGACGGTCTCCGCAAGCGTATCACTGGTGATCAGCTTGTGCCTTCGAACCTAACCGCGCCTTCAGCTAACTCACCGCTTTCACTTGAAGCACTTGACGAAGCTATTGACCGCGTCGATGCTCCTACTCACCTTCTAATGTCGAAGACAATGCGTAACAAGCTTTCAACAGCTGTTCGTGCTGGCATCGGCGGCGACATCGTTTTCGAACTTGATGAATTTGGCCAGCGCGTTGCTTACTACAACGGTCTCCCAATCCTCATCGCTGATTACGATGAAACTGGTAACCGTATGGTTGGCTTCAACGAAGCTGGTCCAGGTGGCGCTTCTACTTCAAGCTCTATCTACGTCCTCTCCATCGGCCCCGGCAAAATCAAGGGTATTCAGAACGGCTTTATCGACGTTCAGGACCTTGGTCAGCTTCAGACCGCTCCTGTCTACCGTACACGTGTTGAATGGTATGTTGGTATGGTTGTCGAGCATGGTCGCGCCGCTTCCCGCGTTTGGGGTATCACTAACGCCAACGTAACTCTCTAATATCAACTAGAGACACTTTAGTCAAGTCAGAATAACCTTCTGACTTGACTTCCAAAAATAAAACCATTTAGGAGAATTAAAATGGCTAACATGAATTCTAAAGTAAAGTTTCTAGTTGATAAGGCAGCTGCTGTAACACTTCGTGCTACTTCCGCCGCTCAGATTACGGCGTCAACTGCTGAAACTGGTATCACTCTAAATAACGGCACTGCTGTTTGGAACTCTGGTCAGACACCTTATCAGGTTCTCGCAGTAAACGTCCTTGTTAAGACAATCGACCGTACAACTGGCGATGAAGCTTATACCTTCACTGTTGAAGTTTCCAACCTTGTTGGTGGTTCATACACAGTTGTTGGCACACTTGCTGGCGTAACTGCTGTAGGCGCTTACACCATCCTTCTAGACGTAGATACAATCAAGAAGCTCGTTTCTAACGCTGCTTTCATTCGTATCAACGCTACGCTTGCTGGTACAACCCCAATCCTCGACTACGACGCATATCTTGCTCCTATCGTTGGTTAATTATTAAAGTCTCAATAAAATGAGACTTTAATCAACTATAACCTGAAAGAAAAGATAATGTCTGACTTGGTAAAAGTATATTCCCCAAAAGGCGAAATGTTCGAAAACTCACCTGTTAACGCACGTGACTTGGTAGTTCATGCTGGGTGGAGTTACGACAGACCTGTCACAGCCACTGCTGTAACAGAACCTACTCCCGTTATCGTTCCTGAAATTGTAACGCCCGAAGTATTTGTCGTAGAACCTGTTGCTGAAGAAGCAGCAGTAGAAGAAGTTCCTGAAATTGTAGCTGATGAAGAGCCTGTTGCTGAAGAAGCACCAGTCGAAGAAGTTGTAGCAGTTGAGGAAGTCGCAGAGCCTGTTGCTGAAAAGCCTACTCGCGGTCGTAAGAAGAAATCATAATAAAAATAAAAATATTTATTTTTACCATGAAACATCGTGGTGAACGACTCAGAGCCACATATTGAATGTGGCTCTTTTTTATTTAAGGGGTTAAATGTTTGCCAATGTCAGACGAAGAAGCTATTCACGAACTTTATAAAGATGAAGAATTGATCGTGGTCAGAATGCGAGCCAAGGATTATCGCAGGATGATGACCATGATTGAGAGAGACGAGGCTATGAATGTAGTCAGTCGTTATGTAAAAACCATCCTACTAAGCGCCGCTGCTGTCATTGCAGCTTGGTTCTACTTGTGGGACTTTGTTAAGGATAGAATTATTGGTTCATAATTAAAAATTTTCGATTACTACTGTGTGTTTATTATAATGAAAATTAAAAGGCAATCCTAAGTGATTCAAGAACATTCCGCTTCACTAACAAAATCTGAAAAACGTCGTGTCCGTAGAGATGCGAAAGAAACTAGAACGGAACAGAAAATAAAAAGACCTTTAACACCTAAAACTGAAACACAAAAATTCTATCTTGAGTGCCTAAATACTGAAACACAAGTTTTCGCCATCGGCGGCGCAGGTACAGGTAAAACCTATCTAGCTTCCCGCTTCGCGATCAGAAAATTAGTCGAAAATAAATATGAAAAATTAATTATCGCAAGACCTACAGTGGCTCAGAAGAGGCACGAATTAGGTTTCCTACCCGGTAACTTGGAAGCAAAACTAAGACCGTGGCTCGTGCCTATCCTTTCTTCATTTGCTGATGAAATATCACCAGCTGATGTTGATAAATTAAAAAATCTAGGGAAAATTGAATTCCTAAGCTTTGAACATATGAGAGGCAGAACTTTTAATGATGCCATCATTATTCTAGACGAAGCTCAGAATTGCACTTACTCAGATTTAAAATTGTTTTTGACGCGTATCGGAGAAAATAGTTTAACCATCGTAAATGGCGATATCGACCAAGTTGATATTCCAGATAGCGGCCTAGAAAAAATCGTAGACATTATTTTTGAATACGATCTAACTCCTGCCGTTGTTGAATTTACAGAAGAAGATGTTGTACGCTCTCAGAATGCTAAAGAATGGGTAGGCGCTTTCAACAAAGAGAAAAATAAGGGATGAAGATATGGCGTTCGCGTTCGTTGTTGAGGATGGCACCGGATTACCGAATGCCACGTCTTATGTTTCACTGGCAGAAGCCAATGATATACTTATTACTAATATCCATAATACTGCTTGGGAAAGTCTAAACGACACTAACAAGCAATATCTATTGGCGTGGGCCACAAGCCTGTTAGACACCAAAGCAGATTGGGATGGGCAAAAAGCCTATCCCTCATCTGCATTGAGATGGCCTAGAAAGTATACCGTTGATAGGGACTGCGTTGCAATTCCCTCTAACGTCGTGCCGAAGCAATTAAAACAAGCCACGGCTCAGTATGCGCGTTTCCTTATCGAAAATGATAGAACCGTTGAGCAAGAAACTGACGGCCTGACTAAGATTGTTGTAGACGTTATTGAGCTTGAATTTGATAAAAGTTACAGGCTTGCGGAAGTCCCAAGTTATATTAATGATCTCATTTTTGGGATCGGCAGAATTAAAGGCGGCTCTACAACTGTAGCGAAAATTAGAAGGAGCTAAATTATGGCCTTAAAAGGTTCTCTTAATAATCTAGTTTCTTCAGCCATTAAAATTCTCGGTGATATTCCGATACAGATTACCTACGTATCAAAAGGTCTAACACCGACTTACGATCCTGTCAATGACGTTGAAACAAGTGTGGATACGCAGACGACAGTGAAAGCAGTCAAAGCCCGCTATAAGGCTGAAGAAATTAATGATTCCATTATCGTTGATAAAGACGCTAAATTTATTATTGCAAATAAAGATTTAAACGGCGTAGAGCCCAAAGAAAATGATTACTTCCTTGATGATAAAAATCTCCGTTGGACAGTTAGAATTGTAAAGACTGTACCGGGAGAGAGTGTTTGGATTCTCCAATGTAGAAAAGCTTAAATGGTTTTTAAATCAAATATACCTCAGTTTAAAGATCAGTTAAACGCCTATTTTCCTAAATGGAAAAAGGACTTCGCCAAGCGTCTCGATAGAATAGCACGTTACTCTCACAAAACGTTAATGTCTAGAACGCCGGTCCACGAGGGCACCACTGTCAGAAATTACATTCTGACGATGAATACGCCCTCTACCACGGTTTTCAGTCCAGTTGAATCCGGCCCTATTGGACAAACAAACAACTTGCCACTAGGCGTAGAACCAAGAAGATCAGCAAACGAAAAAGCTGCTGAAACGTCTCTTTCTAATCTGGTAATCAATCCAGATAAGCCTTTTGTAAAGATTTATATCAGCAACAATGCAGATAGTGTTTCTGGACTAGAGGCCGGGATATTGCCGGGAGAACCTTTTGTATCTCGTAGTCCCAACGGCATGTTTGGAATTACGATGGAACAATTATTAGCCCGACTCGAAGCAGGAAGTTTATAATGTCAGCATTAGACGAAGTACGTAAAGCCGTCACAGAAAAATTACTTTCTTCTGGATTTTCAACAACATTTCCAGACGTTCCTATTCAATATCCGAATCAATCGTTCGAGACACCAGATGACAAGACTTACATAAGGCTTTCTATCATCCACGGAGATTCTATTCAAGCGCAATTAGCGGCGACACGCCAAGTAGACAGGCACGTCGGCATAGTTCAATTCGATGTAGTTACTCCGCTTGATGTTGGCACTAAGAAGCAAAATGACGTAGCAGATTTCTTGGGTAAAATCTATCGAAGAACAAATATTCAAACCGCAACGGCAGGGACGTTAGTGTTTAAAACTCCAAGTAACTTTGTCGTGGGACAAGAACGCGGCGCGGACAGAGTAGTTGTTCGTATTGCTTTTAGGCGCGACGAAGAAATAACTTGACTTTTTTAAAAATTAATGTTAGTCTAATAAACTTTTAATCAGTAGAAAGATCACCATGTCGCTGGCTCGCGCTAAATCAAAATCAGTAATTACTTCCAGTGCCGCCGTAACTAAAAAAGGCGTTTCTCAACCTACGGCTATTTACTATGTTGATCCTGCCGGGTCCGATACGAATAGCGGCTTGTCGCCATCTACACCTTGGCAAACTTTGTCAAAAGTTAATGGTGCCACAATTCCGGCAGGAGCGTGGGTTCTCTTTAAAGGCGGGGCGACTTTCTCAGGTACGCTTACACTTGCCGAGGGCCAGCATTACGGAGTCAGCGGAGCAATTACTGTCTATGGTTCCTATGGCACAGGCAGGGCGACGATCCAAGCTTCCGGCAATAGCGACAGAGGAGCTACTTTGGTAAATCCTCACCATGTAACGGTTCAGGATTTAATTTTTGTAGGAACAGGTACTACTGTTAGCACGGCGACGGGACTTTACTGTACCAATGACCAACTCGGTAGCACTAAATTAAAAAGCTTCACGCTTTTAAGATTAGATGTTTCTGGCTACGGTGTTGATGGTATTTCGCTTTATACTGGAGATACGGCTTATGCCGCTAATTCTGCTTCTGGCTGGGATGCTCCACTTATCGATAGCTGTGTAGTCCATGACTGCACCGGAAATTGCATCGATTATGCAGGCAATGGGATTACAATTCAAGGTCTTTATGGACTAGTAGCAAATGCTGTAAGCCATACAAATCCGGTCGTTAGAAATTGTAAGGTCTATAACTGCACAGGCAAGGCCGGGATTACGGTTTCTCATTCTGGAAGCGGGATTATTCTAGGCCAATGTAATAATGCATTAATAGAATTTTGCGAAGCCTACAACAATGGCGCTAATAACACTTTCGCGTCTGGTCCTGTCGGCATTTGGTTGTATGAATGTACAAACTCTGTTATTCAATATTGCGAAAGTCACCATAACAAAACCGGAACCGGAACGTCAGATGGAGGCGGCTTCGATATTGACGGAGGTTGTCAAAACTGCGTCGTTCAATTTTGTTATAGCCACGATAACTATGGCTCAGGTTTCCAGCTTTATCAATTTAATGATTCAACTGTTCTTGCCTTGAGTGGTAATACAATTCGTTTCAACATCTCTGAGAACGATGGCACGCAAGCGCCGACTTCCAAAGGAGGGATACTAATTGGAACAGCAGAGGCGTCAAGAGCCGCGCCGGGAAATTCAATTTATAACAATACGATTTATAGCAGCGTAGCTTCAATTAATGGAGTGTATGTTTTTTCTAATCCAGATAAATTTACAACCACTTATGTTTGCAATAACATTTTTTATCTAACCGGCGCTACAACAAAACTAATCTATTCTTCTACCAGCTTGACTCCTGCTATTAGATTTATTGGAAATTTATATAGCACTGTCGCGTCAGTATCTATCAAATGGGGAGCTTCAACTTATACTTCAATTGGAGCATGGCGCGGCGCTTTTTCAACGCAAGAAACTATTACTAGCACCAACGTATCAGTCAGTGGTGATCCATTGTTACAAGGCACTGTTCCGGTTGGCAATACAAATGGATTCAATATCGCCGCTCTAACTCCTTATAAATTACAATCGTCTTCGCCAGCTAAGAATGCGGGACAAAACATCAACTCTCTATTTAGCATTAACCTAGGCACAATTGATCTATTTGGCAATGCCCTAGCCTCTGGCGGAACAGCAAACATTGGATGTTACGAAGCATCTTAATATTTAAAATTTTGTATAAAGTCACTTTTTCTTGACTTTTAAAAAATACTATGCTATAATGGAAACAATAATTAAAAATTGGATAATATATTATGACCAACCCAAAAAATATCATAAGATATAATCCGTCTAACAACAAACTCGTGTTTGTTGATCCTCCCAAGAGTTTAAGGGAAGGACCAACTAAACCTAAAACAAATAAAAAATCAGGGAGAAAACTGGCTCAACCAGTTATCAACCCTCCTGTAACTTTAGGTACGCCGATAGGGCTGCTATTACTCTTAACTAGGTGATTCAAAATGGCTGATAATATTGCAGTAACCCCCGGCGCAGGTGCAACAGTAGCTGCTGACGACATTGGCGGTGTGTTACACCAACGCGTAAAGATTTCTGTTGGCGCAGACGGAACGGCGGCTGACCTAGCTTCCGGCCAAACTACTAAATCTGCTTCGCTTCCCGTAACGATTGCCAGTGATGACGATCTTCAAGCTAAGCTTGGTATCGTTACAGAAACGGCTCCAGCTTCTGATACCGCTTCTAGCGGTGTGAACGGACGCCTTCAGCGCGTGGCTCAGCGCCTAACGTCGCTTATCGCACTATTGCCTACTTCACTAGGTGCAAAGACTGCTTCTGCTTCACTAGCTGTAACAACCGCGACTGACGACGTTCTTGTTCCACAACTTGGTTCAGTCACTGAAACCGCACCAGCTTCCGATACCGCTTCTAGCGGCCTAAACGGCAGACTCCAGCGCGTGGCTCAGCGCCTAACGTCGCTTATCGGTCTGCTACCAGCTTCGCTAGGCGCTAAGACAAGCTCAGCTTCGCTCTCAGTAGTTCTAGCTTCGGACCAAGCCACTGTTCCGATCAACCAAATAACTTCTGCTTTTGACGTAGCCGTTTCTGCGACTCGCCCCGCCGACACCACGGCTTATACTGCGAATGACGTTGTTGGTCCAACAGCCGCTGCTCTTACTTTCGCCTCTGTAGGCGTTTCTGGCGCAGCTACGCTGATCACTGGCGCTCAGCTGGAAATTGACATTTCGGCAATTCCTTCTGGCATGACAAACTTCAGACTTTATCTCTATAATGTTACACCTCCTTCAGCTCTTGCTGATAACGCTGCTTGGGACCTACCATCTGGTGATAGAGCTTCGTTCCTTGGCTATATCGACTTGGGCACACCAGCCGATCTAGGTTCTACGCTATATTGTGAAGTAACTAACATCAACAAGCAGATTAAATTAAGCTCTGCCAACGTCTATGGCTACCTAGTTACCAACGGTGCTTATACCCCTAATTCGGCATCAGTTTATACCATAACGCTTCACACCGTATCGGTTTAATAACTTAAACTTTTAGAGTAGTAAAATTGTTAAACCCACTAAGTAATTTTAGTGGGTTTAATTTTCTGTACAAAGAAGATTTTTCTTGACTTTTTTTATTAATTGTAGTATTATGCAATTCAAATTTAGAAAAAGTTTGGGCCACTAAAAGCCCCATCTAATAGCAATAACAAAATTTTTGGAGACAATAGTGGCCAACTTTGCAGATAGCAACCGCGATAGCATTCGCCTAATTCAAGAGAATAACCTTACTTGGGGCACGACGCCTTCTTCTGGTAAGACTCGCGAAATTCGTATCACTTCCCACTCACTAGCAGCTGCTAAAGAAACCGTCGTTTCTGACGAACTTCGTGCCGACCGTATGGTTAGCTCGGTTGTTGAAGTTTCTGCATCTACCGGTGGTGACATTAACTACGAATTCAGCGCAGGCTCCCACGACATTCTAATGCAGGCTTTCGTTCTCGGCCTCTGGAGCCGCCCGATGGAGTTTGATTACTTCAAAGGTGTTCAGGTATCTTGGACCGCGAATAACATCATTACGATTGCTGGTGGCGATTTCCGCGACTACTTCACCGTGGGCCGTCGTCTCAAGACTTCAGGTTTCCTAAATCCCCTAAACAATAAGTATGTTGAAATTTCCGCTCTTGGTTTCTCAGGTGGCGCTACGCAAATCACTGTAACCACGACTACTGCTGTAGTTCAAGGCGGCACTGCTTTCACGAAGGTTCAAGATGCTAACGACGTTATTATTCTTAACAATACCGCTATTCGTTTCGGAACTAGCGGCGCTGCTACTATCGACTCAAATGGTACAAATGCTTTCGCTGCTGCAATTGCAGCTGGCAATCTTGTCGCGGGTCAAAACATCTATGTAGATAATGGTTCTGGACGCGAGTCTGGCACGATTAACTTTACAGTCAATGCTTCTAACCACGACACGTTCACTGTATTTGATGGCGTCAACCAAGTCATCTTCGAAACATCATCTGATGGTGGCGCAACGGCTGGTAACCAAATCGTAACGCTCGGCGGTTCAGGTGCAGCTACTGCAACTAACATTGCTGCTGCGATCAACCAAGCTCGCGTAGATGGCCGTCTCCAAGCCAAGGCGACTGTATCGACTGCCACAGTCACTGTACAGAACCTTAACAGAATTGGTGGAGCACTTACTGACGTTTCTACCAACGCTGTTACGACAGCCTTCAGCGGTGGTCTAGCTTCTGGTGGTTTCTTCAAGATTCTTTCTGTCGCTGACGACGTTCTTAGCGTTTTCCCTGCACCAGCTACTGATGCTAACGCATCTAACCTTGGTGTAACTATTAAAGGTTCAATGCTTCGTAACCCTGACGGGACCGGCTCACTACCTCACCAGCAAATCGTAGCACAAAGCTTCTCTGCTGAATCGGCTTACAACGACGTTAACCAGTTCTTCGTTCATGACGGTCTGCGTGTCGGATCGTTCTCAATGGATGTTAGCTCTGGTGCTATCGTTACCGGAAAATACTCTTTCGAGGGCAGACAGACAAGGCGTCAGATCACTAACGTATCTAAGCTAGGTCTTGCTCCTTACACGCCGCTTAAGTCAACCGGTACTGAAGTCATGAACGCCACGACTAACGTTGGCTCGATTGAAAAGGATGACGTTGAACTTTCTTCAGCGCTCCAGTCCATTGCTCTACAGGGCGATGCTACGCTGCGTCAGCAGCCAGCCGTTGGTTCTAAGTTCGCTCGTGGTATCGGTACAGGTCGTTTCAACCTTACCGGAACTGTAACGGCTTACTTCGAAGCTGGTAGCCCGTTCTACGACGACTTTATCAACCACGAAACTACTTCTCTAGCTTTCAAGTTTACTGACGTTGACGGAAATACTTACAAGTACACTCTGCCAGCTGTGAAGTTCTCAAGCGACAACATCGCGGCTCAAGGTATTGACCAAGACGTTGTTGAACCGCTTGAATTCGTTGCTTTCCGCGATGCTTCGACTGGAACCATGTTCCAGATAGATCGCTGGAGTGACGTAAAGAACGTCTGCTCCTGATTTAGCCTCACCTCCTATTGGTGGGGGCGGTGGGGCTAGCGGGTCACCAACCGGTTTACTTTTAAGTATAACGAATAGTTAAAATTTAAGCTCTGTTGAGCTTATTGAGAATGGCGGCGGTTGTCGGGTCCGTCGCCATTTTTATCTTTAAATGTCACCCGACGCAACACACATAGGAAACCCGAAAAAATGAAATTCTCAACTTTTGCTACCGACATTGAATCTGAAGAAACTGGCAAGTGGTTCGAACTTGGCGAAGGTACTCGCATCAAGCTCCGCTCATTCCAGAGCAAGCGTTCGCAGGAAGTACGCGAAGCCCTTGAAGCCCCTTATCTCGCTTTGAAGCGCACTGGTAAAGGCATTCCACAGAAGGAACAGGAAACGCTTCTAATCAAGCAAATGGCACAGGCCATTGTCGCTGATTGGGAAGGTTTTACCGAAGAAGACGAAGTTACTGAACTTCCTTATTCTGTCGATGCTGCTGAAGCTCAGCTTACCAAGTACCGCGAATTCCGCAACTTGATCGCCAAGCTAGTTACTGATGATGATGCCTTCAAAGTTCAAGACAAGGCCGAAGCAGAAAAAAACTAATTGAATACCTGAAATATTCACTCTCTAGAGCAAACAACAAAATTTCTAGAAAGACTAATGAGTGGATAGAGCAGGTAAGAAAAGAAAAAAATCTTCCTCCTAAACCGGAGGAAGTTAAGGAAGAAGAAGGGCCGATACTTTTTGAAGATTTGCGATGGATTTGGGAAGGATTTTTAATACTTTCTGCATCCAGACCTGCCGGGATGGCTGGCCCTCTTCACATTACATTTTCCGAAATTAATCATTATTGCCAAATCTACGGCATAGATGGCTACAGAAAGAAAATCGATTTCGCTGATTACGTCAAACTTTTAGATACTCTTTGGATCGAAGATTATTACGAAAAAGAAAAAGAAAAAAAGCGAAAAGAAGAAACCTTAAATAATTTAAAGAAGAATAAATAATGGCCGACACTTTCTCCTTACGCTTCGAAATTGACGCCTCCCGCGCCGAAGCGGGAGCGAGACAGTTCATCAAGGCCATTGATGGGGTTAATAAAAGTCTTAGTGGTCTAGACGCCAAGGCCGAAGCTGCCTTCTCTAAACTGATGGCGGGTGGTGCCTCTGGCGGTGACTTCACCAAGCTTGCAAAAGACTTAGGCAAACTCAACAACATCAACATTAATCCAGCCGCTGTTAAGAGCATTAACAGCATCGGCAACGCTTTTAAAAATCTAAAAGCGCCGAGCCCTGCTGCCTTGAAAAATATCAATTCATTCGCCACATCTATACCTGCCCTGCTAAACAGCTTCAATGTTAGCGGGAGCTTTGCTGAATCTGTTAACAAGATTAGTTCTGCCCTTGCGGGATTTAAAGTCCCAAGCGAGTCAAAGATCGTTGCTCTAAAGGCATTCGGGATGTCGCTACAAGAAGTTGCGCCGTCGCTTCGTATCGCTGGTAATTTTGCCGGAATAACGAAGCTTGGTGACGCCCTAGGTGGCTTCAGAGCGCCTTCTGAAAAAGCTGTCTCCAACATGAAGGCTTTCTTCAGCGCGCTTAACAATAGCGGCTCTAAAGCTTCTGTTAGCGGTTCACTTGTCAGCGGGATCATAAATTTGAGCAATGCTGTGGCAGGCATGAAAGCTCCAAGCTCCACCAGCGTAAAAAATCTTCGCGACTTATTTTCCACGCTGGCTACGTTTAAACCAGTCAGTGGCACTAGCTCTATCTCTGCCATCACGCAAGCCTTTTCTAATTTTAAAGGTCCAACACCGGCTCAGATTAAAAACGTAGAAGCTTTTGTGAAGATGTTAGGGAATTTAAAAGTTCCAGCTAACGCGCCACAGATCGCGGCCTATCTTGAGAAAATTGGCATAGCAGCAGGCACGGCAAACAAATTCTTAAATAATTTCAGAACCAATCTTAATGGGATCGGTGGTGGCGGTTTTACTCGCGAAGCCGCTGGCATGACTTCGAATCTACGCGGCTTAGAGAACGCCTTTAGCGGTACGTTCCAAGCCGCTTCAGTGTTCCGTACCTTGATTGGCTCTATCACACTTGGTACTTTATCAAAATCTATCTATGACGTAAATAATAGCTTCAACGCATTTAAGTCAACGCTACTAGCTGTCAACGAAGGCAACTTAGCAGCTACGGGCGAAGAGATGCGCTACACCGAAGATATGGCTAAACGTCTTGGCCAGCGTATCGATGACATTCAAGAATCTTTTGGCTCGTTCTCTGTTTCGTCTAAGCTCGCTGGCGTTTCCACGGATCAGACACGCGAAATCTTCGAAGCAACCATTACCGCTATGACAGTATTGCACCGCTCAAGCGACAGAACAAAGCTTGCGTTGCTTGCACTTGAACAGATGATGTCAAAAGGAACTGTGTCTTCCGAAGAACTTCGTAGACAGTTAGGCGAGCAACTTCCAGGTGCAGTAAACCTAGCTGCTCGCGCACTAGGTGTAAACACCGCTGAGCTGCAAAAAATGTTGAAGGCTGGTAGTATTGCGTCCAACGAGTTCCTTCCAAAATTCGCGGCTGAGATTCAAAAGACTTACGGTGGATCACTGCAATACGCCCTTAAAGGGTCCGTGGCTCAATTTAATCTATTATATGATGCTCTCTACGATCTTCAAGTCATAATAGGTCAAAGCGGAGCTATGGATGCTTTGGCCGGAGCGTTTCAAAAAATTAGAGAAGCTATTTCCGCGCCTGAGTTTTTGAAATTCGCTTCTGAATTTGGCGAGCGCACGGCTAAGGTTGTTGGCGCTCTTGGAGACGGTTTTGTCTTCTTAGTAAAAAATATTGACTCTGTCGTACTAGGCCTTAAGCTGATTTTAACGTACAACATTGCTTCATATCTTCAAGGTATGCTAGGCTCTCTTACTAAATTGTCTGGAGCGTGGTCCACAACAATTAATGTTGTGAGTCTGTTTGGCCAAGTGCTAACCGGAGCTAGACCGGCATTACAAGCTTTTGGTCTGGCTCTTGAAGCTGTATTTAGTGGAGCTACGCTGCTATCTGTCGCAACTGGTCCAATCGGATTGCTTATCATTGCGCTTGGCGTTCTTGGAACAACTTGGTATGCCACACGTCAAGCCGCTGACGATTTCAGTGTAACTCTTGACGGCAGCAAAGATGCTTTGGGCCGTTACAAGGATTTGATTGCGACATTCACCACGGCTCAGCTTATTAAAGAGCAAGGTTCGCTAAATGAACAGCTAGACAAAACTAATGCTCATCTGAAAGAACTTCAACAGTCGTTTGTTGATACGGTCCAAGCCGCGTTGGATAACGGTTCTTGGTCCCTTATTAAGACTGAGACTCAAACGCTTGCTGAATCGCTCCTGCCGGTTATTGAAAAGATTCAAAAAACTGGAGGCTCGTGGTCTGAATTGGCTAACATTATTAGAAGCCAAAAATTAGACACACCGGGCGGGCAAGCATTTGCTAAGACATTGATTGAAATCGTGTCTCAGATGGACACGACTGGTCAAAACGCTGAAGTATTGAAAGCTAAAATTGCTGAACTGCTTGCAACCCTTAATGGGGGAAATGCATCAGGGTTCGTCTCTACCATGAATGCTGCAAGCGGTGCTGCTACCGACATGGCTGCTGTTGTATCCAAAGCTGCTGATGATGTCGAAAAAGCTTATTATAAAATGTCGCTGTCTAAGAATCAGGCTGCGTTGGCTGACAACTATATGGAGCTTGATAGGCTTACAGCTGATAAACTCAAGGATGCTACGTCTTCATCTACTGGTCAAGATCAAGACAAAATGATCGGCAGAATAAACAACCAAGCAGCTATCGCCAGATCGAATCTGGATAAGCTCGCTGACAAAATGACTGTGGTTAAAAAGCTTGCCGAAGACCGCGACAAAGCTCAAAATGTTTATGAAAAATATGGCGACGGAGCTTCTGAGGCCGCTAGAGCGCTTGCTAAATTGCACGAGCAACAAGAGCTAATTAAGAAAAACACTAAAGGTAGGTCAGCCGACGAAATCTTCAACGCCATGGCCGGGGTACAACAAGAGTACAATAAAAAAATTGCAGAAATAAATAAAGGTAATAAACCAAAGAAGGATCATACCGGAGGTGCGGCTTCAGCTTATCTAGATGATGCTGCCAAGTCTACCCTTAATTACAATAAGGCTCAAGAAACATTAGAAAGACAACTTAAGAAAGGTCAGATAACTCAGGCTGAGTATAACGATGGTATCGCAAAATTGAAGGCTCAATATGCTGATGGTACGGCAGGAGCAAACGCGTTTACGTCTGACTTCGAAAAACTGCGCTCTGAATTAATGCCTTCTACCACGGCTCTAGATGAATTCACGAAGAAGAAGCAAATCCTTGATCAAGAATTTGCCAATACCGGTAACTTGCAAGAGTATACCGATCTATTGACGCGCCTGAAGAAACAGTATTCTGAAGCGGCAAGCGGTGGCTCACCTTGGATCGCCGGTATCAATAAAGGCCTAACTGATCTAACCAAAACATCAGAAGATTTCACTAACGATGTTGCTGGTGCGGTCTCTAACGCCTTCAATGGTCTTGAAGATGCTTTGACCGAGTGGGTCACTACTGGTAAGATGGATTTCAAGTCTCTCGCCACAAGTATCCTTGGCGATATTGCTAGAATTGTTATTCGTTACACCGTAATTCAGCCTATCATCCAAGCTCTGTCTGGTCTATTCGGCGGGATGTTTGGTGGAGGATCAAGTTCATTTGGTGGATTTAATCTTGGTGGAGGCATGTCTGCTATTTCCACGCCAATGACTTATGCTAAAGGCGGTGCATTTAATTCAGGAAATGTTATTCCTTTTGCTAATGGGGGCTTGACAAACGGTTCAAATAATGGTATAGTGACTTCACCTACACTGTTTGACATGTCTGGTAGTAAGACAGGTCTGATGGGAGAAGCCGGTCCTGAAGCGATTATTCCGCTTAAGAGAGCAGCTGACGGCTCATTAGGCGTTCAAGCCAGTGGCGCGGTTCAAGCATCTTCAAGCAGTGTTTATGTTCAGCCGAAGGTTAACATTAGTATTATTAATAACGGCACGAACGCAAGTGCTTCCACCTCAACGAAGCAGAATCCAGACGGTTCACTAGATGTAAATGTCTTGCTGGAACAAATTAAAGACGGTGTTGCAAAAGATATTTCTAAGGGTGGCACAAATCTTAATAAGGCAATTGAAGCCCGCTACGGCTCATCAGCCGCAGCTGGTAATAAGAGATAATTTATAGCTATGGAACAGTGGCCACCGAATCTTAATTATAAACTAGATAGAGGCTCTTTCTCTCTTGAAGAGAGAGAGCCCGCTAGGACTGATTTTGACGATGGCCCGCAACTCGTCAGAGTTAGGTTTAATAATCCTCCACTAATTTATAATGGGACTATTACATTAACGAATGATGAATTTACCGTCTTCAGAGGTTTTTATTTTAATACTTTAAGGCAAGGTAGCCGTTGGTTCCAGTTCCCAATTTGGGAAGGATTGGGGTACAACTCAAGAAAAGCTAGATTTGCAGAAAAGTATCAAATTAAGGATGAAGGTTGGGACCAATATACATTGACTGTAAAATTAGAAGTAAGAGATTATTTCTACTACGATGCGTTTGCCACATATCTCATCAGCTTGTACGGCGCGGCGTTTGCTGAAGAGATGGCAGATGTTCTTCAAATTATAGTAAATGAAACTTATCCGACAATTATGGCAGATTATATTTAATGACTACATCCGACGAAATCTGGAGCTTGGCGATACAAGAGGCATATGCATCAGCGCCAACCGACGTAATTATTTTATATACTTTGGAACTGCGTCACCCATCTTTTGTAGATAGTGATGGAAATCCTGCCCCGATCAGACTGGTAAGAGATTACGGTGTACTTCTTGAAGAAGGTGATCCAGACATTTTTGGGTATGAATTAAAGCTTGAAGATGATGCACCGATGGATGCTGGTGAAACTGTTAAGTACGTATCTTGCATGTTTGACTTTGAATTGCCGTCACAGCAAGAGGGAAGTCTGCCAACAATTGAAATTATTATTGATAACGTAACGAGAGAAGTCGGCAAATATCTTGACGATGTTGTTGAACTAGATACCAACATCGAAGTGACCTACAGAGAATACTTACTAAATGATTTGGAAGTTCCTCAATTCATTTTAAATGGAATGTCCATCCAATCAATTGATTCTACTGTTACTCGTGTCACGGCAACTGCCAGTTTCGCGGACCTAGTTAATAGAAACTTCCCCGGTAAACTGTACAGGCCAGAGGAATTCAGAGGCCTAATCTAATGAACAATGAAGAATTAGTTAATTTAGTCTATTCTGTTTTGGGCGTAAAATATGAGTCTGGTTCCATGGGGCCAGACACTTTTGATTGCTGGGGTCTGGTCAGACATATTCAGAAAGAAGCTTTTGGCCGTGATCTACAAATTATTGAACCGCCTTCTGACAAAGTCCGAGACTTGATTAAATTTATTAAGGAACACCCGGAGCATCAGAATTGGGAAAAAGTAGATCACCCCACCCACGGCGGCGTAGTTGAACTTTCTAATTCTTTCCATCCCAATCATGTAGGTGTCTACCTCGATATTGATGGAGGTGGAATTCTACATTGCTCAGTTGCTGGTGTAACTTTTGATCCTCTAATTATTTTAAAAGCTTCAGGCTGGCGTAGATTTAATTTTTATAAGTACAAAAATGATTGAATATAACACACCATTTGCAAAATTAAAATTTGACAACTATGTTTGCAGCGACACTTATTATGATCTAGCTGATAGACTAGGTGCGCCCTATAAAAGCGAGCCAGTAATCTGTGTCAGAAACGGCGAACCGATCTTTCGTAAGGATTGGGGTAAAACGATTGGCATCAAAGAGGATGAAATTAAATTCATCATCATCCCTCGTGGACAGCAGTTTAAAAATATTTTAAGAACAATTGCTGTTATTGCTTTAGGCATTGTCGCAGGCCCGCTCGCAGGAGCCATTGGCGGACTTATTGGTGTCACAAGTGCTATTGGCTTAGGGCTTATTTCAGCAGCTATCGTTCTTGGCGGAACATTTTTAATTAATGCGTTCCTAGGACCTAACGTTCCAAAGAGCAAGTCTCAGCAATCAAGTGAAGCTGCTAGCCCTACATATAACTTGGAAGCCCAAGGCAACAGAGCGCGTCTGTTAGAACCTATCCCAAGGCTTTATGGGAAGCATATCCTATTTCCAGACTTTGCGTCACAGCCGTATCAAAATTTCGAAAATAATGATCAGTATCTCTACGAATTGCTCTGCCTAGGTGTGGGTTATTACGATGTAGATAAGATTAATATTGGTGAGACAGAGCTTTGGGACTCATCTACTGGATTGAGCAGCACTTTCTCTAACGTTCAGTTAGAGATTATTCCTCCCGGTGGCCGCATCACGTTGTTTCCATCCAACGTCAATACTTCGTCAGAAGTAAATGGACAGGAGATGATCAACACTTCGGATTGGGTAGGCCCTTACGTGGCCAACCCGAACAACCAAGCCACGGACCATTTACAAGTTGATATTGTTTTACCGCGCGGTCTGTATTACGCTAATGACGCTGGAGGTCTTAGCAATGCTTCAGTCAGTTATACCGTGCAAGTAAGAGAGATCAATAACGTTGGTGATCCAATCGGTTCATTCGTCACTGTATTAAATGAATCATTTACATTGGCCGATCAGACACAGCGTCGTTACACAAGAGATATATACGTAAGTCTAGGTCGATACGAAGTTCAAGTAAGAAGAACTAGCACAAAACAAACTGATGCTCGTTACGGTAACGACATTATTTGGCAAGCCCTGCGCGCCTTTATTCCAGATGACAACATTTATCCAGATGTCACACTTCTTGCAGTAAAGATTAGAGCGTCGAATCAGCTGACAAATCAAAGCTCGACACAAATCAACACGATCCAAAGAAGCAAACTTCCAACATGGAGTGATGCGTCTCAGAGTTGGACTTCGCCGGTTTACACTAACTCACCAGCTTGGATCGCAGCTGATATATTAAGAAATACCGTATATGGCGCGGGATTGCCAGATAGTCGAATTGATATTCAGAAACTTTCAAACCTACACAGTGTTTATACCGCTAGAGGGGATTCGTTCAATGGGGTGTTTGACACGTCGAAGACCCTTTGGGACGCGCTAACGTCTGTTCTTTCTGTTGTCAGAACGCAGCCAATTCTAGTCGCGGGAATGATTACGTTCGTCAGGGATCAGCAGCGAGCCTTGGCGCGCACAGTTATCACGCCTCAGTCAATTCTAAAAAACACTTTTAAGTCTACGCATATTGCTAAAGGTGAAGACAGTGCCGATGACGTAATTGTTGAATTTATGGATAGCACGACGTGGGTAAATTCTGAAGTTCAATGCACATTACCCGGTTCTAATTCAACTAAGCCAGCTAGGGTTCAAATATTTGGCATCACTAATAGATCGCAGGCTTGGCGCGAAGGAATGTATCGAGCGGCGTCTAATTCATATAGGCGAATTTTTGCATCGGTTTCTACCGAAGCAGATGGAAGACTATTGCTTAAAGGTGATCCAGTAATTGTCAGCCATGACGTACCGGGATGGTCACAAAACGGCCTTGTGGCAGATTACTTACCGATTGATAAGGTTTTAATTTTTGATAGGAGTGTAACATTAAGTGGGGCACAGCCTAATTACATTTCTCTGAGAAGACGCGACGGCAAAGAGTTTGGGCCTATAGAAGTATTTGAAAATGATTTCTCTAACGAAGTGAGGTTAGAAACGGGATCGTTGGAAGCCCTAGAACTTTCTCAGGGGATGACCATTGAAGAGGTGCTGTCTCTGGAAGGAGATGCAAAAGAAACGGCTTTTGTATTAGGTTCCACAACTGAGTACAAGAAAAGATTTATTGTTGTCGGCACCACAATGAGAGGTGTTGATAAAGTTGATCTATCTCTTGTGATAGATGACCCTAGGGTTTATGCCGCCGATGCTGGTACACCTCCTCCCGGTGTAACATATTTAGGCCCCGGTGTTATTCCAGATGGACCATCCATCACAAGTTTGCATATTTCTCAAGACCCTTTGAGCGGCAGCGATCCAGTATTGATCAACGCAATGTGGGCCGGTGCTATTGGAGCCACGAGCTATATTCTGCAAATTTCTTACGACGGCATCAATTGGCTAACGGTTTATAGCGGGCCAAACACTAACTTTCAGATTATTGCGAATGCTGGTGATGTTTATGTAAGGGTTGCGGCTTTAAATAATATTATTGGACCTTGGAAGTACATCAATCCTAATCCGCAAAACTTCGGCACGCCTTCACTAACGCCGGGTCTTGTAAGTAATCTAGATGCGACAGCTGATGTCAACGGCGGTACGATTCAGGCAACGTTTAACGCCGCGCCTCGTGCCACGTCTTACCGAGGGGAAGTGCTGATTGAAAGTTCTCCCGGCAGTGGAACGTTTAACACCGTTAAACTTTCAAAAACTGTTAGTTCTCCTTTCTTGTCTTGGACTTCTTCAGAAGTTACAGCGGTAGGCGGACCTTGGTCCAGAATCCAAGTTAATGTTTACGCAATAAATGATTACGGCGAATCCGCTGCGGTAGTGGACCAAATTCTTGGTCTAACCCTTGGCGCGGTTACTGGATTATCAATTGCCAATCCTTATACCGGCGTTGAATCTAATATTCAATGGAACACTGTAACAAGCGCTAATTTATACAGAGTTAAAATTTATAATAACGTTGGCGCACTGATCAGAACGACCACAGTCACTACCAATAATTATTTTTATAGCAACTCGCAGATAGTGGCAGATGGTGGACCTTGGCGTAATTTCTCGGTCAAAGTCAATGCAGAAAACGCAAGTTTGACTGGTCCTGAAACTACATTGAATGTCGCTGATACTGCACCTCCTGCCCCAACGACAATTAGTTCAACAAGCCCTTCAGCGGGCAGAATTGATATTACTTGGAGCGCTGTCGCATTATCTGATGTGACTAAGTATCAAGTGTTCATGAGCACCACCAATGGCTTTACCCCTGCCGTGGGTAACAGAGTATTTGATGGAAATGCCTTGGGCGTATCTATCACAGGCCTAGCGTCGGGCACGACATATTATTACAGAGTAAGTACAATCGATAGTTATGCCGGTGGCAATGGTTATCTCTATTCATCACAATTTAGCAGATTGGTAACGTAATGACAAACTTTTATTACGGCACAGGGCGAAAAATTAGCGCGGCTGATTTCACCGCTCTAGCCACGAAATATAACATCCCTGAATCGCGTCTCAGAGCCGTTGCAGAAGTAGAAGCACGTGGATCGGGCTACGACAGCGCAAATCGTTTGATCGCGCTGTACGAGCCCCACGTGGCATATCGCTACACCAAAGGCGCTGTGCGAGACAAGCTTGTAAAAGCTGGTATTGCGTATAAGACTTGGGTAAGAAATTATCCCAAGACTTCATATGACAGAATTGATCTTTGCGCCTCAATCGCTGGCGACGAGGTTGCAGCCATGTCAACATCGTTCGGCATGGGCCAAGTCATGGGCTTCAATCACGCCATGTTGGGATTCCCCACCGCGCTTTCATTGGTGCAATGGCTGGCGCAGAGTGAAGCTAATCAACTTGAAGGCATCATTAAATTCGCCCAAGCCAAAGGTATTTTTCAAGCTTTGAAAGATGCTAAATGGGAAGTATTCGCAGCTGGATATAATGGAAAAGAATTTAAAGCAAACAACTACCACGTCAAGCTCGCTAATGCTGATCGCAAGTGGCAGGCCAAATTGAATAGCTCTAAGTTTACTCCGGTTTCTTACAGTAACCCAACCGTAGATATCGGAACTAAGGGCGCTGATGTTGTTGCGGTCCAAAGCGCGCTACAAACCGCTGGTTATGACGTAGACGCTGATGGTGATTTTGGTGGCCATACTCAGGAAGTTGTGAAGCAGTTTCAGGAAGAAAATGGATTGACCGTGGATGGTGAGGTAGGACCATTGACGAAGCAGAAGCTTGCCGAAGTTGTTGAAGATCAAGGTCAAGACCCAAGCGCCGTACTTGGCCAGCCGCCTTCGATGCAGCCCGGTTTCTTTGGTCGTTTCGGTTATTGGTTCACATCGATTCCGTTCGCTGGATCGCTGGCGTGGTTCCAAGACTGGCGCATCCTTGTAGCCATCTTCCTAAGCCTCTTGATCATTGCTGCACTTGGTATTTTTGCTCAGGAAAAGATTATTTCGGCTTATAAAAATTACCGAAAAGCATTTGAGGATAAATAATGTTTGAGAAAATTGGAGCATACGTAATTGTTGGTCTACTCGTATTTGGAGCTTTTAGCTCCATGTACGCCGCGAACCAAAAATTAAAAAACGACGTTCTGCAAATAGGCATTGAAAGAGATAACTTCAAAGCTGCCTTTACTTCCAAAAAATTAGAAGTAGATAATTCTAAAGCGGCGCAGCAGTCTCTAGAGAATCTTTTAACACAACAGAACGAAGCGACACAAAAATTAGAAGACGAATTGGAGATTTTAAGAAATGAACCTGAAAGCGATAATGGGGCTGTGTCTCCTCTCTTGCAGCGTCAGCTTGAGCGGATGCACGACGATAACTAAATACGAGCCTTTAATTTATACGATAGAGATTCCAGCTGCGTTACGCACCTGCTCAGGACTTCCCAAGAGGCCAACGGGTGTTTACACTGAACGTGAAGTAGGGGAATTTATTGCCAAATTAAACGATGCTAGACTCAATTGTAAATTAAAACTTAAAGAGCTAACAGCGTTGATCGACAAGCAGAACGCAAACGCGCTCAAGCTAAAAGAAGAATGGGGCCAGAAGTAATGCTGATCACGTCAGGAGATGTTACTGTAGATATCACGGTGGAAGAATTTGAAAGGCTAGGGGCTGAACATGTCCTGAAACTTTTCGAAGCTGCAAAACCTGAAATCATTAACGTGGTAATAAAAGCTTCTATAGCAGATGATATTTATAAAGGTGGTACTGCATTAAACAAAGCAATCGAGGATCGCTATGGTTTAAGTTCTAGTTATGGAATGGTTAGAAATAATAAAAGATAAAGAAAAACCCCGCAATTGCGGGGTTTCTTTTTATTCATCAAATGCACTATCGTCTACTTCTCTCGCGGCGTACCAAGCTTCAAGCTTATCGTATCCGCCTATATGCTCATCGTTATGATAAATTTGCGGCACCTGTTTGAAACCCTTAGCGATAAAGGCTTGCACCTTTTCGTCTGTGTCTAATTTTTCGCTTTTATAAGTTTCACCCTTCTTTTCCAGAAGGTCGTAGGCCTTGACGCAAAACCCACAATTATCTCTGCTATATACCGTAAACATTTTTAAAAATCCCAATCTGAGTCGTCTGTATCTACTGCTTTACCCATGACGTAGTTTGAGCCTGCGCCAGAGAAAAAGTCATGATTATCGTCTGACGTGAGTGCGGCAATGACAGAAGGATCGGCTTGTGTTTCACTAAAGTCGAACATTTCGTCATAGCCTAAATTCATCAGAGCTTTGTTTGCATTGTAGTTAAGAAACGGAATGACTTCTTCGTACCAACCTATATCTTTATAAATTTCATAAGCATACGCCGTTTCTACGGCGTAAAGTGAGTTGAGAAGGATTTTAACTTTTTGCTCCAACTCGTCTCGATCTGGCTGAGAAAGCTTTCGGGCCGCTACTTGGAATTTATATCCAATGTAATAACCATGTACCGCCTCATCTGCAATAATTAATTTAATAATATCCGCAGTATTAGTAAGTTTTTTCCTTGCCGACAATTTAAGGGGCAAGTAGAAACCTGAGTAAAACATAAAGCTTTCTAGAAATACCGAAGCCGCTTTCTTCATAAGAGGATCGGTTCCATCATAATACTTGTTTACTATTTCATATTTCTGCTGAAGATGCTTATTGTTTTTCGCCCATTCAAACGCTTGCGCGATTTCAGAAGAGCTACACAGCGTGGCAAACACTGAAGAATAGGACCTAGCATGAATTGCCTCCATCGCACCAATGAAAGCGAGGTTAGCTTCTTCGTGCTGTGTCACGGCATCTACCATGAGAGAAGGGGCACCAGTTGAACTTTGTAAGTGGTCAAGATACGTAAGGCCGGTAAAGACCTTAACCGACGTATCTTTTTCTATCTCGCTCATCGTGGACCACGACACAATATCGTTAGATAGTGCGATTTTTTCGGGGAGCCAGAAATTGGAAGTCATGCGGTTCCAGACTTCCAAATCCATGTTATCTTCTAATTGATTCCAATTAATAGCACCAGAGAAATTCATAGTACGCAGCTTTCGCAAGAGTCTTCAGTTACTTCTATTGTTTTCGCTTCCAAAGCTTTTTTGCGAATTCTAATATAATAAATTGTCTTGATACCTTTCTTCCACGCATAAATCTGAGCCTTGTTGATATCTTTTGTCGTCGCCGTCTCGGGGAAGAACAATGTCAGAGACAGGCCTTGATCCACGTGCTGAGTAGCGGCGGCATAGATATCAATAATTTTTTCTGGCCCAATTTCGTAAGCATCGGCAAAATATTCCGAGTTATCATTTGTGAGATGTGGTGCGGGGTAATAAACGCGACCAATCTTACCTTCTTTGCGAGCTTCGATCTTTTCGACAATCGGGTGAATCGAAGATGTAGCATTGTTGATATAAGAGATTGAACCTGTAGGAGGAACGGCCTGAAGATTTTGATTATACAAACCATCAATAACAATGGCTTGAGCCAGATCGACCCAATCTCCCTGTGCCGGGATAAACTTACCATCGAAAAGTTCTTTCACACGCTCAGTCTTCGGTTCCCACTTTTGATTAATGTATTTATCAAAGAACGACCCATCGGCGTAAGCGCTTTTTTCAAAGCCGTCGAATGATTTACCACGGAGCTTAGCCAGTTCGTTCGAAGCTTTCAATGCGTGATATAAAACTGTATAAAAGTAAATGTTTGTAAAGTCAACAGATTCCTCAGAGCCGTAATGAATTTTTTCACTACCAAGATAGCCGTGAAGATTCATTTGGCCCAAGCCGATGGCATGACTCTTGGCATTACCCTCACGGATAGAAGGAACGCTATCGAGAGACGACATTTCGGAAACAGTGTTCAAGGCAAGGATCGAAGTTCTAACTAGTCTACCAAGATCGGCAGATTTCATCGCGTTGTAAATGTTAAGAGAACCTAGATTACACGAAATGTCTTTGCCAATAACTTTGTAGCCCAAATCGTCTTCATAAACAGAAGGGGTGTTTACCTGTAGGATTTCTGAGCAAAGGTTAGACATGTTGATCACGCCATCAATAGGATTTAACTTATTGACAGTGTCTTCAAACATCAGATATGGATAACCGGATTCAAATTGAATCTTAGCGATGATTTGGAACAGTTCACGAGCCGAGATTGACTTCTTGCGAATCTCAGTGTTTGCCACCATGTCATAGTAATTCTCTGTAATAGAAACTTCAGACATCGGTTTACCGTAGACGCGTTCAACATCATAAGGTGAAAACAAGAACATGTCTTCATTCTTCTTTGCCAATTCGAACGTAATATCTGGAACAACTAAGCCAAGGGAGAGAGTCTTGATGCGAACCTTTTCATCAGCGTTCTCACGCTTCGTGTCGAGGAATGTCAAAATGTCGGGGTGATGGACGTTGAGGTAAACCGCGCCTGCCCCCTGTCGAGCACCAAGTTGATTCGCATAAGAGAACGAATCTTCCAGAATTTTCATAACGGGCACAACGCCTGAACTTTGATTCTCAATTTTCTTGATCGGCGCACCGGCTTCACGAAGGTTTGTGAGGAGGAGAGCAACACCGCCTCCGCGCTTAGAAAGTTGAAGCGAAGAGTTAATGGCACGACTGATGCTTTCCATATTATCTTCGACACGGAGAAGGAAGCATGAAACAAGTTCGCCGCGTTGCTTCTTACCGGAGTTAAGGAAGGTGGGCGTAGCAGGTTGGTATTCACCCTTAACAATGGCAGAAGCGATATCTTTCGCCAGAGCTAAATCGCCACGGCCAAGGTAGAGCGCTGTCATGCAGACGCGATCTTCGTAGCGTTCGATGTAGCGTTCGCCATCAAACGTCTTCATCGCGTATTGAGTATAAAATTTAAAAGCTCCCATGAATGAGGGGAAGCGGAATTTTACATCGTAGATAGTCTTGAATAGGTTTTTGATATCTTCAAATTTATATAGATCAAAAACGTCTTGCTCGTAATATTCATTCTCGATAAGGTATGCGATTTTCTCTTCCAGAGAATGGAAGAAAACGGTATTTTGGTTTATATGATTCAAAAAATACTGACGCGCCGCCTCTTTGTCGGCGTCGAAATTTACTTTTCCATCGTGCGTGGGAATTGCCAGTAGTGCGTTAAGAGAGTGGTAATCAAGCATTGAAAATATCCATTACATTTGTTACGTCGTGCTGCGTGCCTCGTAGCTCATATCTATATAAGACTGGCACGTCACATTTATTAGAAATCAGATCACCCGCGAGACAAAAATTGCTCCCGAAGTTTTTATTACCGGAAGCCACAATACCTTTGAGGAGTGTTCTGTTATTTTGATTATTTAGAAATTTTACTATTGATTTTGGGATAGCCCCTCGTCCGTCATTTGCTGCGTAGGTCGGGATAAATAAAATGTAAGGACTTGAAATTTCTACTAAATTTGGCATTTTAGACTTTATCTGAAATGCGTTTTCTTCCATACCTAATTTCTTAATGAATGAAAGCGTGTTACCAGTTTCGGAGGAATAAAAGACAATATTATACACCTGCCACCTCCTTATTGGCCTACTTGAACAGTCCATTTTTCATTATTGAAAGATTAAAATCTTAACATAAAACTTCTAAAAAGTCAAGTTAAAATTATCTTAGTCCAACAAAAATAAACCCGCTTCGCGCAATAGTCGTTCGCACGAAACGTGTACACCATCTAGCATATACCCAACGCCTTTGCGCTCGCGCATCCTCTTACCGAGAATGGCTTGGCAGCGTTCCATCAGAGGCAGGCCGTCATGATTCTTCGGGCGCTTTCTACCAGTCGGCTTTGTTTTCTTTGGGTTTTTCGTATCCTTCTTTTCAATCTCGAACTTTTTAAAAAGCTCGACAATGTCTTTTGGATGCATATAAAATTTTTCTTCTGTCATATCTTTCTCCATAAAAATTACCCGCCTCACTGGCGGGTAATTTTCTTTTACTAATTGAATTGATTAGTAATTCTTCCCACCATGCTTGTAACCGCGCTCGCGATTCTTCTGCAACTTCTTCTCAATGATTTCCATGAAAGGAATATCGTTGTCATTCACATACTTAACGATTTCGTCTAGAACGATGAAGCCCCATGCCACATTGTCAGTGGCGTACCAGCTAGAAACGAGGAGATGAAGCTCAGCCGCGAATTCAGAGAAGTCGGCATAATCGACGTAGTATTCTTCTGCGTACTGCGTGGTATAGGCCCACTTGTTAGCCCCGGTCCAATCAAGGATACGAATAGCGGTGTCGGCAAGTTCTACGTCGCGGCCAAGATATTCCGTGAGCTTATCATCGTTAAGGTCTTTGCGGTCTGCCTCGACAGCCTCAGAAATTTCCGAATGGACCAGAGAGATGTGCTGTGCAAAGGAGCGGTTCTCGACACCCATTTCCCAAAAGCCGTTGGCTTCATTAATTTTAAAAATTTCGTCCTGAAGATTGAGTAGGTCTGTAATAGTAATTGTCATTTTATTTATTCCGTTATTAAATTGGTTCGACACGAATGTTTCTGATCCAGTCTTCCATTTCTGGATCAGATTCTTTATAAACTACGATAAAGCCACCGTTGTTATAACTATTGACACTGATGATTTCTTTGTCAGTTGTAGCCAAAAAAGTTTCAAGCGCGGCCAAATCAGCTGCAATCTCTCTGCCGTACTTAGTCAATGTTTAGCCCTTCATTCTCAGCCACCGGGATAAGGCCTCTCAATTCAGCTTCCACTTCAGCGGTGTAATCCTGAATCTTTCCGGTCCTGAACAGATAATCAACGGTGTAGGCATAGAACCCGGCGTTGGTAACTGGACCGGCACGCTCTTCGTCATTTTCGAATTCGTAAGTAGTCTCTGTGATGACTACGCCATTATCACCATTTGTAATTTTGATATTCGCAAACATTGTTTAACTTTCTAAAAATTTAAGATATTGTCGGATGTATCGCATGAAGAGCATGGCCTTGTCTTCGGCAAGGAAAGTTGCATCTCCTATGTCACTGATCGGTACGGGGAAGAGAAACCCATTTTCAGTTTCGTACCAAAGGTTTTCACTCCGGTAGTATTTGAACTTTACGCGCTTTCCGTCTGAAACCATTTCTTTAATGTTAAGCATCCAGTAATTCCTGTAACTCTTTTATTAATTGAGACATTTGCACTCTATTGAATAGGACAGCGAAATTTTTGTCGCACTGTTCTTCTATGACGAACTCCCCGGAGGGGTGTTTATAAAATTTTAAAATACGTTCGTCTTCCAGAAAATCAAGCATTGACGTATGCCACTGATGATCAAACATTGCTGGAATAGTACAATAAGAACTTGTGTCGAATTCTTCTAACTCAGCGTATGTCATACCTTTGGCTTTTCACAATGCACCGCGTCGAAACCATCATCAGCGGTATAGATGGTAAAGTCGCTGAAAATAATAGGGGCACGATCTTTAAGCTGTTTCAACATGGCGATGGCGAGAGCCCTGATTTCTAGATCAGCCCCTTCCCCGCCGCGTAGGGCGCAGACGTGACGTGCCGCTCTCATGTTCATGGTCCACGTCAGGCGCGTTTCAGCCGCATTTGGTAGGACAGAGCGTGCCGCTTCAAGGATTCGCTTCTTGCGCATCGTAGCGAGTTTTACGCCTAGTTCAGAACCGTCGCCGGAAGTTGTAAGAGATTCCATTTGGGCGATTAGGCTTTTATAATCGTTCAAGGCAAAGATGCAGCTATTTTCGAATGCGTCATAAACCGTTTTGGCACTGTCAGGATTTGATAAGCTTCGGATCAGAGGAGGCACAACGAAATTAACGTCTTGAGCGTCTACGTATCTCTGACTCTCCTGAGACGGCGCAGCACCGGCCCTGTGGCGGATCAGTTCATGAGTGAGGCTTCGACTAACACCAGAAATGGCAAAGCTAATATTTGAATGTTCCAGAACAGAGCCATGTTCCATATCAATAATGTTTTTAATGTAATCTTCACGTTTTCTACCTTTCGAGAACGATCTGTAACAATGACGGCCAGCGAATTCGGGAAGCGCGTCGAGCGACACATCTTTCTCATCGTGGTAAAGGTCTTGCCACAACACGCCCAGCGGAGTACCATTATCGCCAAGCACTTCGGTAAGGCCATGATCATCGGCCCACGCCTGAAGACCTTCCCAATTGATTTTGGTTTCCGCCACGACGTGGACCGTTGGTTCAAAAATAAATTTAGTCACGAATGAAGTTTCCTTTGCCTTTAAAATGATTATCTACAATTTCTCTAACTTGGTTCTGTGTGTCTTCAATATCGATGTTGACGATTTCGTAGTCACATTTTAAAGATTCCATATTAGTTTCAGATTCATGGGTATCGAGGTTACGAAACGAAGGTCGTCTAACTTTAATGACAATCCCGTTCTTTTCTCTAATAGCGTCAACTTCATCAGGGAAACGCACATCGCTGACAGCGACACGGCTCATACCGGCAATTCTTCTTTCCCAACCTTCGATCCAGAACTGCTTCCCCATAATATTCCGGCCCCATTCCGTGCCGAGAGTTTGCATGGCGTAACGAAATTCCTTATTATTGAAATAACGACTCTTATGATCCTTGTACCAATCGTCGGTATAAAGAGATGTGTCAGTCACGCCGTTATATTCCAACCAAGCCGTGAGCATTGCTTTAAGTCCGCCAGCAAAAGGGACATCTACATATTTCATGCCAGCCAGAGCTTCAGCACATATCCCTTTTCCTGAGCGTTTATATCCGCAAAAACCTACGATGCGGTTTTTTACTAGTTTAAACTTTTTTTCTGCCATTAAATTACCACTGTAAGTTTTTCTGCGGCACGAGTAACGGCGGTATAGCGCCACTTATCCATGTCGTCTTTGAAGACATAACCTTCGTCATGTACCACTACGTGGTTCCACTGCGATCCCTGACTGAGATGGCCCGTAATGACATGGCCCCAATCGACAAGGTGATGTTTCTTTTTGGCTTCAAAAACTTCTTTTTTCTCACCGGTAAAATATCCGGCTTGCTTTCCGTAATGCTCCTCAAACAGAGCTTGGCACACCGTGATATTTCTGACCACGCCATCTTCATCCGTCGCATTCATGTAGAACGTGGCACGACCCTCAACCAATTCGTAATCTTTATTATTTGTAAGGAACATGCCATTGACAAGTTCTTTAGCAACTCTTGAATTTTTACGCATGATAAGAGGTTCGCCAGCCATCGGGCCAACAAGATCGTACCCTGCTGCTTTGCGGATTTTCTTTGTCAGCTTCCAACGTGTTGTATTCGTGCCACAAATGACTTGGACTTCTTTATCCATGTCGAGAGTATCTTCATCGTCACGTCGTCTCACGATATCGACACAGTCGCCCCATTTGCCAACTTCCAATTCTCCACCTTCTCTGATATGCGTGGCCAAAGCGATAATAGGATTATCCTTGGCTTGACGGTGAATCTCAGTTAGGAAAACGTGAGGCTTGCCGATGCAGAGCCCATGACTATCTTTTACAGGAGGCAGCTGCCCCGGATCGCCAATGGCTAGAATTGGAATACCGAATGAATGAAGATCGTTAGCGATAAGCTCGCCAACCATAGATGCTTCGTCAACGATAATGAGAGACGCTTCTCTGATAGAGCTTTCCGTGTTAAGGTGCCATGTCGGACCATCAGTGCTGATGTAAGCCTTATCCAAATCTTCGTTTAAAAGTTTTAAAGTTCTCTGAGCGTCTTTGATGCTGTACTTTTTACCTTCGTAAAAAACATCTGGAGCGCTGAATTCAGCGGCTGAGCTTAAGGCACGACCCAAGTCAGCAATTTTATATTCTAAAACTTCAGCTTTCAACGCTTTGGGGCGATAGATCGCTGAGTGGATCGTAGTAGGTATGATATCGACGCCCGCATCACGTAGCTTCTTGCCCGCGACACGAGCAGCCTTCCCCGTAGGGGTGACTACAAACACTTCACTGGTAGTTAGACCGCAAGCCTCAACGATAAAAGGCAGAATAGCCGTTTTACCGCTTCCGGCGAAACCGCCTAGGTAGCAGTGATCCGGGTCTTCTTCGGTTTGTGCCTTTTTAAACCAAGTCACAACTTTTTTAACAGCGTCGTTTTGGTGATCAGTTAAAGTAATTGACATTGCAATCTCCTTAAGTCATAAATAAAAGGGCTCAAAATAGCCCTTTTATTATTCGTATTTTCTAAGTTTTTAATTCTTAGAAACGACGGCGACGACCACCAGTAGCAGGAGCTTCTTCGGCTTTAGCCTTTTCAGCTACCTTTTCTTCCTTGACTTCTGCCTGAGCAGCCTCGGATGAATCGTCTTCATCTTCGTAATTCTCAGGATCGTCCGCGCCACCGAACTGCTCTTCAAGAGCCGCTTCGCTGATCCAGTCAGTGATAGTGAACTTCGGAGCGTAAGCCTTTTCCTTCTTCTTCGCGCCCTTTGGCGTGAATTCTGTAGCTTCAAACTTAACTACAGGGAAAAGCTCTTCACCGTCATCACCGATGTTCTGACCCTTCTGGATCGCCTTGCCGTAAGCGGAAAGGAGATTACCGAAGGCACGAAGGCCGGACTTAGAACTGTTCTTAAACAGCATCTGTTCGCCTTCTGCATCGCCACCACCAGAGACAACAACTGCCTCAAAGCTAATCTGCTGCTGCCAACCATCATCATCGTCATCGTAAGGACCATGATCTTTAAGCTGGCTCTTCGGCGTAGGATTGCCGTCGAGAATGCGTGTCATATCTTCGCCAACGACTTCGGAATCTTTCCAGCAAATATGGCCCTGCTTAGCAGAATTCATATTAACTGCGCCTTCCCAGCCGTCGTCTAGTTCTTCCTTGTCAGCACCGTAAGTGTAATCGCCGGTCTTGCCAGAGAATGCGAGGAAGGTAAGACCTTCATTACCGCCACCGAGTGAAGATGCAGCGTTGAGGAACGGATTCCCTGAAGCCGGTGTTGAGACTGCGGTGTTATTACGGGTTGCTACTTCATTTGCCATGTTATATTTTCTCGTTTCTTAGTTTTCTGTTTTCTTGGTTCTTAGTTTGTGTCTCTACATTTTTCTTATTTTAAAATCCCCTAGAGACGAGTAGGGAAATTTAATTAATCATCGAGCAGAGCTAGCGCTTCTTTGACGAATTCAGGATCAAGCTCTTCAATGATTCCCTTGTAATACGCGTCATATGTTAGAAACAGAGCCGCGTCATAATCATCTTTACCAATGCTAGGATCATTAGCGACCTCAGTTAGCACTGCGTTTGCCGTTTCGAACAATGTCACAGTTAGTTTTTCCATGATCCGAACGATTACGTCTTCGTTGAATTTTGCCATTACTTAATCTTCTTCGTTGTAACTCTAAGAACTTCAAAACCTTCGCCTTCTTTTTCGTAGAGCGATAAGTCAATGCCATCCTCAATCATTTTTTCTTTATCAAGACCGGTGCGGCCCTTCTGAGTAGAATATGTAACGCCCCAAGAACCATCAGTTGCTTTGAGATTTTTTGTACCAAGCTTCTTTAGGAATTCTTTCATCTCGACGCGGATGCGTTCTTCATCCATTTCGGCCAGCTTCTTGCGCTCTTTTGCTTCTTGCTCGTCTTCTACGAGCTTAGCCATGATGGCGCGATCTTTATCAAGGGCTGTCTTATCGAACGACTCTTGCGGCACAGCAGCGAGATTGAGACCGTTGCAACGCTTGGCCCATGGGCAGAGCTTGCAAGCCCCTGTTACTTTGCCTTCAGCTGGTAGATCAGAAGGTTCTTTCGCGGCAAACATTTTCCTAGAACGGGCCTGAGCCGCAGCGTAAGTCTTTTCATCGAAACGGATAACGAACGGTGTAATGTTATCGAGGAACGAAGCGTCTACGTATAGAATGACGCCGTAGCGAGGCTTGAAATCTGTCTGATCACGAATGAGGCCGATCTGAATATTTACCTGTCCACGGTGGATAGCCTTCTCTTCCGTGAGAGAAACGCGAGGATCGATTGACTTGACTTCGACCGTGATACAGTCACTTTCAATATCCTCAATACCATAATTACTTAGAGCGTTACGCGGAAGACCAGCAAGAAGTCCGTCTGGTGTAGCGCTGAGACGATTTTCTTCGTCCAAGAAAGTTGTTTGATCCTGCTGACCCGCGCCGATTAGATCGATACCTTCAGGTAGTCCAAGTTCAAGGGCTGGAACAACGTAATGATCTTCGATCATGTTACCGCGTTCCATCGCGCCCCAAGACTGAGAATAATCAGAGTCTTGATCGAAACCCTTCTTCTTAAAGAAAGCTTTTCTGAGACAGTCAAAAGCTTCAGACGCACCCATTGAAAGGTTACGGTCGTACATCCACTTCTTCTGCTTGCTCTCATGAGCCATATAGTTATTAAAGATTTTATCGAAATCTAGGATTTTGGAATCGTCTACTGCCATTTTAATTCTCTTGGTTCGAAATTATCGACTAGGTTCTGATAAACTCTGGCGCAAGCCCTAACGTCAACCATGGCGTCGTGAGCCCCCTCGATACTTTCTTTAAAAAAGTAGGTCATGCATTCTTGCAGAGAGGGCCACTTATATTGACCACGAATTTTTGGATTAGGGATTCTGAGAATTTTGGTAGTAGCTTCTTTGGTACAGCGGATTTCTTTACCAGCAAAAATGTCTGTTTCAATCTTTGCGTTATGTGCGGCATGGCGCATAACTTTAACGTCGAAGGCTGAATTATGAGCCACAACGACATCGGCAATATCGACAAAGTCACAAAAAACTTCTAAAACATTATTGTTGGAAACGCCAAGCTCTTGAGCCGTTTCAAACGAGATGCCGTGAGTTTCTTGGGCCTTCGGTTCAATTGATGCGAGGGGAACCACAAGAGTTTTTAGTGCGGCGATTTCGTTATGATGTGAGTCAAAAAGGAGGCAACCGATCTGGACCAGCTTAGGCTGGTTAGGGTCAGTAGGAGGCAGCTTCCACTGAACCATTCCAGTGGTTTCGGTATCAAATACTAAATATTTCATTATTGTTCTCCACGCATGTTGCGTAGAATTTTAATAGACTCTTCAGCTGTGATGACGGTAGTGAATTCCGTCTCGATATCAGCGTCTTGCTTGGGCGTTTCGGCCAGAGATGACATGAAGAGTAGGAGGCCGTTTTTCACTGCTAGTACGATGAGGATATAATAGCTCAGCATCACGAACAGGACGGCAATTGAAATTAAAATATATGCAATCATTTGTCAGTTTCTAATTTTTACTTTTGTTATTATGTGAGGATAATACCATAATGATTTTCAAAAGTCAAGGAGAAAATCTCTTAATTTTTATTTTTCTCACAGGTCAGTGCGTAAGTGCCCAATTCGTTCCGATTTTAAACTCAGCCGCGACAGGCAATTTGAATTTAAAGAAATCGCCAGATGCAGCGGCGGCTTCAACCGAAGTTTCACCAGCAATTTGTGCAATCTCTTCCAATACTGCGACCTGAATTTCGTCATGAACGAAAGCCATCATGGCGAAGTCTTGTTCCCACGAATGAACGTATCCGCGATTCTCCATGAATTCCTCAAACAGGAGATACCATTTCTTAGCTAGCATGGCACCAGCGTTTTGAAGCAAGGTATTGAGTGCTGCGTGCTGCGCCCTGATATAGAGACGACGGCCATCAATGCCTTCGATAAATCCACGTCTTGCTTCAGCCTTAAGCTTTTTCATCAGCTTCTTTAGCGCTGGCATGTTGCGAAGGAATCGATCTAGAAGTTCTTTACCCACGCGGGTTTGCTCTGCCTCAGATGCGAAGGGTAGAACAATACTACCTATCTTTGCAGGACCGGCCCCATACAACGTGGCGTATATGAAAGTTTTGGCTTGCTCGCGGGTTTCTAGTCCAGCTGCCATCTGATTAACGGTGTGGATATCGCCTTCAAGCAGTTCGCGGCCATATTCACCGTCATCAAATTCAGCCATGTAGTGGGCCAAGCAACGAAGCTCGATACCACTCAAGTCACTTCCCATCATTACGAAGGGAGGCAGAACGTGGAACAATGAGCGGCATTCAAAACCCCAACCGCCGTCTCGGCCCATAAGGATTTGCTTATCCTTATTTTTCGAGATAGAGGGTACTTGACCTAGATTAGGATTGGCGTGGGTACAACGACCCGTTACAGCGCCACAAGGATTGACGTGGTGATGGATTTTATTCTCGCCAGTGACAAGCTTGAGCCAACCGTTATCGCCCTCTGCAAGCTGTCCCAAGGTTTTCTGCACCCCGAAATAATCAGCCAGAGATTTTGCGATTGGAATATTATCCGCCGCGTTCTTTAGCGTAACTTCGTTTACCTGTGGCTGACCCGTTTCGGTAAATTCTTCAGGTCTCCATCCAAGTTCAATGAGACGTTCCGCGACTTGCTGGCGCGAGCCTGCATTGAAATCCTTATAGAAGACTGGCGTATATGGCGCACCAGCGGTCCTATCGCCCTTAGCTATGTCTTTGTATCTAATAGTTCTTTTGGGAATCATAATCTGCGGCGTTTCTTTATCGCTAGGATAATTCGCCAGCATTTCGTAGACCGCGTCTTCCAGTTCTAAATTATTAACCGTGTCCCAATCCACTGCATTATATTCTTCGCGTAGCTTACCGTATGTGGTATACTTTTGCGCTTCCATCCTGCCGGGGAATTTTGTCTCACACTCTACCCTGATATTTTCGCGGTATTCTTCAAGCTCTAGTCTGAGTTTGTCAGCGGCTTCAGTGTTAAAAGGGAATCCATTATCTTCTTGCTGGATCAGACGATCCGCGATTTGATGTTCAAACACGATTGGGAATTCTGGATAGTTCTGCTCCAATAGCATCTTCCAAAGCTCTTCCGTAACGTCAACGTCGTTTTCGCAGTATTCGCCCATCTCTTCATTGTAAGTGCCCCATACATGGAGGTGGATTCCTAGTGGATCAGTAATGCCAAGAGCCTTTGCTTCTTTTTCTTTCTGTTCCGAATAGTCACCTTTCCATTTGCCGATTCTATAGCCCCAACTGTCGAGGCTGTGACGGCCAATGAATTTAGACGGAAGCCTGTCTCGCTCGTGGAGACGGAAATCTAGTTCCTTCTGATGCGAAAACATCAGACGTGTCATGACAAGAGTGTCACGCACCCTACCGGTAAATTCGAACCAAGGAAAAACTCTAGCAATGGCGCGCAAGTCGAAGTCTAGAATGTTATGACCCACGACCATTTCAGCGTCTTCAAGGAGGCGGACTCCTTTTTCAATTTCTTCCCGGCCTACAAATTTAAATTTACGTCCAGTTTCAAATTCAGTGATGCAGAGACAGTGAATCTTTGTCATGGCTGGAATTTCAACCAAAACGTCTTCGTGCTTCACGAACTTGCTGTTTAGGAGGCCATCGCCTTCAATGTCGAATAAAGCTGTTCTAAGTTTCATTTTTTCTTCTTATGGTTTTCGATTCTATCACAAGCGCTATTGTAATATTTTTCATCTTTCTCAATACAAATCCAATTTCGGTTTGTATTGATCGCGGCTATAGCTGTAGTTCCCGACCCAGCGGTATTATCAAGAACCGTTTCACCCTCGTTCGTGTAAGTTTTAATTAAATACTCGAACAAAGGGACGGGCTTTTGTGTCGGGTGAATCCCCACCTCGCAATTAAATTTTTGCCAAGATGATGGAACCCTTAATTCAGACAGGGTGATATCTATACCTTCAAACTTACCGAAATTATCTGTTTTGCCGCCTTTATCCTTCTTCACCGCCCCCACCATGTCTAAACCACCACCTGTTCTTGGCTGCATCTGTTTGTTGTAAACCCACTTTCCCTTAGAGAACATTAGAACGCTTTCATGCTCTTTCATTGGTTCTCTAACAGTATTGGCAAAATTACTTCCTCTATTTTTTATCCAAATCCATTCGTGTTTAAAAAACTTTGGCTGAGACATAACTAAAGCACTGGTAAAAGGTTGACTTGCGGTTAGAGCAATCATAGCTGTTGGTTTACACACTCGCCAATATTGCTTCCATAAAGGTTCAAAAGGAATGACCGCGTCCCATTTATTTTGAGTTGTACCATACGGAAGATCACACAAGATCATATCTATCGAGCCATCTGGAATATCTTTCATTAATTCTAGACAATCTCCGTGCCAGAATTCTCCTGTAGATTGGTGTACCATTTTTTCTTCTTTATTAGCTTTTAATAGAATAGCATCACAGTGGCAACGTTTCGGCTTGCTTGTTGTAAAAACAATTTAATTGTTTTCACGACTAAGCAAACCAAATCTTTACCTTTCAAATCTGATACATCGAGAGTAGGAAGAATTAAAGTTTCAAATTAACCTTCTTCAAATCAATTTGAAGAAGGTTGTCGCATACCGTGTCACGATCACCATCTTTTCCGATGATGAAAGGGTTTCCATACGCTGAGCCACGACCGCAATATACGGCCCCGTTAGGGGCGGTGTTGTGATACTTATTGTGAACCTTTGACATTAGACATTTGATTTATGCGTCTCACTGGTGAGGGACACAGAGATGTGCAATGAGAAATTAGTATCGTCGGGAAGAGTAGCGGCGTAGGTAATTTTCATTCTATAAAAATTCACATCTTCCTTGATCCAGCCAGAATTCGAAATAACCGTATTGTTATTCACTGTTCCGAATTTGTAAGCCAGTTCAAGTGCTTTGGACAGGTTGTCACTGGCATTGTAATTCCAGAACGCGATCTGTGAGCCGTCTTTTTTGAGGAGGTATCTAATTGAATACATTAGATTTTTAGTTCCCATTTTGTTATGTTGTAACCGATGTAATTAGCTTTATCGGCGTCTGAGACGTGCCATTCATAATGCCAATACGCATCATCGTAAGTTTTAAAAATACCGCGAAGTTCAAAATGAGGTTCGCCGGTAGCATCCTCGTATTCCAGTTCTAGCGCAAAAACTTTCACCGTTCGTTAATCTCCAAAAAGCCCGTTGTCTTATCCAGAGCGAGCGGGATGATCCATTGAAGATTTGGGGTACAGAATTTGTCAAAGTTTACGTCACGATAATCCCACCAAGCCACTTCTTCTCCGTCGCCTTCTGTATTCACAATGTGATAGAAAAATTCCTGATCAGGATTTAGGAAGATACGAAAGCAATTAAGCTCGTAACCAACCGCGTCCCATGACAGGCCAGACTGCGTGGCGAAATGCTGCCACAGACCGGGGATGATGGGTACGCCGGTTTCTTCCAAAAATTCTCTGGACATGGCGTGATAAATACTTAGGTCAGTATCTTCGATTTTGCCGCCGATCCCGTTCCATGTCCCGATGACATATTCAGGACCTTTGGTTTTATAAATCAAAGCGACTTGATCACGCCAGAATGCAAACCCTAACACATATTTTTTAATTTGTAAAGTCATTTAATTATTTTTTCACCGGACCAGAGGACGTAATCATCTCTTTCAACATTAAAAAAAGTTTCGCTGTCTTGCCCGATGTAGTTTTGTCCGTTCAGGTGATCAGCCATGGTCCAAGCGTAAGTGGGATCGACGTTTTCAGCGATTAAAATATCAGCAACCTTAGCTCTTCCGTACTTATTTTTCCCGATAATTTTCATAATTTTGTTTTCCTAGTGTTGACAAATTCGTTTAGTTTCCTTACATTGGTGATTGTAAGGTTATTTCAAATAAGGAGACACAAATGAAAAAACTCACTCATGTCATGGCCGTTGGCTATCACTCTTGGGGTAAGGCTAAAGGTGTTGAGGAAGCCTTGCGTAACTGGCAGAAAAATTTTGGCAGTCTACGCCACGATAAAATCACGATCAATCTTCGGGCAGTCTCTGAAGATGCTTACGTTGATGAGATGGGCACACTCTATGCCGAGCGGATGGAAAAGCTTCCAGACATCATCTTCACAAAAAGCGACTTCGAAGCAGTTTTCGAGGGACGGAACATCTTACTTGACCTTATCCATGGCTATGAAGTCTCCGACAGGATTTACGACCTGAAGGAATCCGAAATCGAAGACGAATTTTAATTTTGGCGGGCGCGGATCAATGGTCCGCGCCTCTTTTTATTTCATATCTTCGTAATAAAGAGTGTAATATTTTCCGCAAACGTCACAGTTATAAACCTCAGTCTCCATGTCGCCGCCCGATTCATACAGGTTGGGGCAAGTTGACCACTTCCCATCGCCAACGTCCCAAATAGACTTAGGGCATTCAGCAGAGAACGGCGTGAAGACTGGTTTACATTCTGGAGGCTGCTTCGCCGGATCGCCGTTGCGTTCACCCATTATTAAATTCTCTGGACAAATCCTCACAATAAACATCTTGGTCGAAACGATACACTTCGATCTTGTCGCAGACTCTGGTAAACCATTCACCGCCAGATAGGCCTAGATCGTGAGCAACTTCCATGAGCCAATCAGTGACGTATTCTGGATTTTCAGGTGCCTCATCGAAGAAGTTTGGATACTTCTCATAGAACTTTTGTAAAGTTTCAAGAGCCCCGGCGATTTCTTCGCTATGATAATCGCCGTGAATATTGCCGATACCGCCACCATGAAATGACTCTTCAAACAGCTTGGCAAATTCGACGGCTTGTTTCATGCCTTCCTCGGTAGGGAGATGCATTTCGGCAGTCTTATAGTTGTCCGCGTCGTTTTCCCACGACGTGACACGGATAAGGTAACCCTTTTTATAAAGTAATTTATTGGTCAATTAAAAATTCCTTTTAAAATTCATTCTGCATAAAATCTACCGCTAGGGCTCATGGTCAACATTTGCCTCTTAGCGTTGAGATGAGTTATGGTGTGAGTCGGGCTCCAAGAGCTTAGGCCCTTGTTATAACCCATATCGAGCTTGCCCATCACGCCTTGGGTCCAAATCCCGTCGAAGATAGAGGCACTGTGAGCATGAGCCGTGTTAGCCTTCGTTCCCATGCGAGAGAAGGAGCGAGGCGAGGGGCGAGCCCCATTGGCTCCGAGGTGGCCGTGCATCCCCATTTCGATGCCACAGACCTGATACGAGCTATCTTCTGGAACGAAAACAAGGCCTTGCGCATTATCAGGACTGTAGCGCTTGATCGCTTCCCAAAAAATGTTATACTTCGCATCGCCGTCACGGATGGCTTTGTATTTCCCGAGTTGCGTTTCGAGAAAAAGTATAGCGTTTACAGGGTCTTGCCTGTAATCACCGGTCTTCAACCATTTAGATAGGGCGGTATCGTGATTAGATTCAATGATAACACTCGTACACCAGTCACGCTTAGTCTTACTGAGGAACAGCGCCGCGTTCGTAAGATCGTGCTCCACGCTCTCAGTATTATTTACCCACATCTCAAACCGGAAATGTGGATCGTTGATAGAGTGGTGGTTTCGGGAGCGAAAGTCGATAGTATCGTGAAAGAACTGATGATACGGTTTCAAGATGTCCAAGAGAGAATCGCTGACGACATTACTCTTCATTAGAGGTGAGTAACCGAGCGCGGCAATAGCGGCTGTTTCGTCAAGTTTTTCGTAGTGAATGTCGCCCCAACCTATAGCTGCGACTCGGTTACCTTCTACAACTCCTTCTGCCGTGACGTATCTGGTTAGATCATAGAAATTGCCGGTGTCGTCTTCGCCCATGAGGTGGCGACAGAAGAATTCGCCGTTGGCACAAACTTCAACCAAAACAGCGCCGTAGGTGTGATGGAATTCAGCAATCAATCCGGCGCGCTTCTGCACATAATTAGGCTTAGAGATTGTGCCAGTGGTCATGACGATCTTAGCCGGATCGCCCTTCATCATAGGCACGGATTCAAGTCTGATCTTGGCGTGCGGAATGATTCCCCATTTATTTTCTGTGTACGTCTTAAGGCCTAGCAGTGGATCACTTGCCGTGGGTAGGATATTCATCTCACCGCAAAATACAACCTTGTCACCGAGCAAGACGCGATCATTTGTGAGATATGGCAGGACTTCAGCGGGGAACACAACTTTGTGCTTGCTATGCTCCTGAAACAGAGACTTGTTATAGGTGTAACCCGACACCATAATTTCCGCATCTAGATATTCGGCGTAAACTTTTAGAACATTGAAGAACGGGTGAATCTTTGTTCCGTCTTGAACGCTGGTCAGGATGTAGCGCTTTACCGCACCTTTTTTCTTAGGGGCTTTGAGGATTACCGGCTTAATAACTTTAGTCTCGGTAATCTGGCCAGAGCGGGTACGCCGCACCGCGTCTGAGAAAGTTGACTTAGGAATGCCAAGGGCTTGTGCTGCTTTACGGGCACTGCCATACTTTTTAATGGCAGTAAAAATTTCCTTATCAGATAAATTCATTCTTTTTGTTTTTCTACTTTTAAAGGTTTAAATCTAGATCAATGTGTATCATATAAAAATTAAAAAGTCAAGGGACCTTCCCCAATTTAAATTAATTTGGGGAGGGTCTAAAATCATTCAGCAGGATCGTGAAGGTACATATCCAAGAGGATCATGTTGCCATCGGCAAAAATTTCCTCAACGCTAGCGTATTCCATTTCTTCCATGTATTGTTGAACCTCAGATTGCTCCGAGAGATAGGCGTAAGCCGCCTCTTCAGACTTGAAAAGCATATCTTCGGTAAAGCTAATATCGTTTAATTCAACTCTCCAATAAAGCATTCTCTTTAATCCTCTTCATCATTTCTGCGCCGTTGGATCGGACGATCCTTTGCCTTCCAGTCCTTTGGATCATCACCGCTTCTTTACCCCAAAGTTCCATGGGCGAGCTAGTCGTTGTGATATCTTCCTTATAGAACCACACTCCGAGCATAGCGTCATCGCCATATGCTTCAAAAGGATTTATCAAAACCTCTTCACGCAGCGCGGTTTTAATGTCTTGGACCGACATGCCGTGAAGTCGTTTAGGTGACCAGATTGATTGAGCCACTTGCTGATACGCGTTGCATGCAGCATCAATGAACCTGAACCGAAGTGAATCAGTTGCGGTCTTTTCAGAGCCGCCATAAATGCGGCAATCAAAACCGTCATATCTACCGTCATGGTACTGATGAATTAATTTATAAAATTCAACGCTGCAATGGCTCGACATTAGGGAGCACAGTTTGGCCACACGTCCCTTATGCGGATGCGGCACCAAGGCTGTCTCGTTGCGATTCATGCGGGGCTTCCAAATCAAAGTGATTTCATCTGATTGGGTAAACGCCTCTGTCGCGCCAAACTTTTCCATCAAGCTCTTGGTAACATCAGCCATGGTTTCACGCAGGGTCTGATCGAACGGACGTTTCAAACCTCTGGTGAATGTGTGAAACGCATGTCCATCCAGTCGAGCGATCATATAAAAATGGTCAGGGACGTAATCTTCATAAGATTTTTCAAGAGCCTTAAGATAATCAAACTCTGCTAAATTTTTCATTCAAAACCTCTATTGTCTTTTCAATACCGTCGTCATAATATTGAAGAATAATATCTTGCAACACAGCGCCGGGGATCGGCTCATACTCCTTGGCAAATCCTTTGGCATCTTGTCTTTCGAAGAAGAATTTAACCATGCGGATAATCTCAGGTGTTTCGAGAGGTTTAATTTCAATCACATCATCGAAGCGACCCTTCCTGAACAACGCAGGATCGAGCTTTCCTAAGTGATTAGTGGTTGCGACCAGAATGAAATTCTCAGGCGAATTTATCCCATCGATAGCGTTCAGGAGATCGGCAAGGGTAATCAGGCTGAACTTTTCGCCATCGTTTCCAACGATCACTTCACCATCGTCATCGGCATCATCTGGTGCTTCACTCCGTTTAGCTGTGATGTTATCTGTGTCAATATCTTCCATAATCCCTAGATAAGAAGCTCGTTCCTGCCTGTCGTCTGGATCATAAATGCCGTTTAGCGCTAACGCCAGACCGGGGAGTCGTGTCGGGCTTACCATTACTACGTGCCGGTTCGTAATAGATGCAATATATTTCGCTAATGTTGTTTTACCAGTTCCGGGAACACCGTGCAGAAGAATTGCATACTTATAAGGGATGCCGCGATCCTCATACCAAGCTCTATTATTTTGAAAGAACTTAATTCTTTTTTCAATGTGCTCAAGAACGTCTGGAGAGATGAAGACGCCTTCGCGGCTCCGCTTCGGCATATCTTTCAGATGCTGCACCCAATCCTTGGTCAAGGAGTAGATTTTGATGCTGTCTTTCTTCTTCGCCTTCTTCTCTTCAAAGAAATCTTCATAAAGC